AATGGACCAACACAACGGAAATCCTTTTGCTGCAATGTGTAGTATGATAGTGTCTTTTTTTATGAGTTTTTATGCATTTATACTGGCAGATGCACAGAGCGCCGCAGCATTAATAGCATCTATTATAGCTGCTATTTCAGGCCTTTTTGCAATACGGTATTATTGGTATGCAGCTAAAGAAAAAAAGCAGAATTTAAAAAAGTAAAACCATCATTATGAATAATTATTTTATTGTAGCCCTGGGAATGTTTTTAGGCCAAATGTCATCCACGGCAATTATTGTGTACATCGCACAAAAGAAAAAAGATATTGCCTATGCCCCGGCTTTAAAAGCCTACTTAAAAAGTGAGCAGGGCGGCTATATAATTGCATTTATAATGATGCTGGTAGTAATGTTTTTAATGCCCGATTATATTGAGCCTTTAAAAGCACCGGGTGATACTACACGTACCTGGTTAGAAAAAGTACAGCTGGCAAAAAATTTCAGGCTTTACGCTTATTGTTTTGGAGTATTCGCCCCGTTGATCGCATTGATTTTATTTAAAAAAGGGTTAAAGGCAATCAATAAAGAAGATGCAAAATTATCAGTGGGGTAACAATTAATTTTTTAAACCTATTCCCCCGAAAAAGGAGGAATTACAAACTATACAATTATGAAAAAATTATTTTCAATGTTAGCTATTTCAGCCATGGTATTATTAAGCAGTTGCGACAAATCAGAAGTTAATCAGGAAGGAACGCATGTAGTTGTTCAACCATCTTGGGGTGAGGCATTCCATTATGCCAACATCGCCAAACCTTCACAAGTTCCATGGACAATTCTTGGTATAACACTTATCGCTACATTTTTTGTACTGGCTTATGTAGCCAATAAAAAGATGAAAAAAAGCCCGGTTGCTTTTGTGGTAATCGCTTTTATTGTTTTAATTCCTTCGGGCATTGCCTCTTTAATAAGCAAGCCCAATGCGGTAAGAATGGATAACACTCCAACAGTATCAAAAGAATACTTTGAAAAGGTTGGGCAGACTTATATACTAGATAGTATGTTTAATTCAAATCACCTGAGCAATGCTGCTGTAAAATAAAAAAGCCAGTACTAAATACGGGCTTTAATTTGTTCTGCGAAAAAATAAACTGTTACATAAAATATTTTTTATGACAAAAGTCAGCAACCAAAGATAATAACTCATGTTGGTAATTGCAATAATAGCACTCCAAATACTTTTTAACCTGGTTAACAGCCGGGTTGATGCGTACCGTATTTTTAAAACCAAAAGCATAGCACACGGCATAAATTTCGGGTGCTATGCTGCTTTAGTTGGTGCTGAGTGCTGGTATTTACAATCATCTGTTTTGATGACGGTGATCATGTGCATACAAGCATTTTTAAACCGGCAAAACTGGTTTGATATTCCGCTAAACATGCGTAGGAGAAAGCACGATAAAACCATTACCTGGGATTACCAGAGCCGGGCCAAACCACCTAAAGCAATTACCGATAGAATTGAGTACTGGATATTTGGTTACAACCCTGCAGCAATCGCAATTACTTATATGGTGCTTTGGGTGGCCAGTTTAATCACACTTTATATTTTAATAAAATAATGTTTAGAATAAAGAAATATCCAAAAGGCTGGGTAGTTGAAATTCAAAAAAGGAAATGGTACGGGAAAAAATACTGGACGCATTTTGTAAATGTTTCAGGCATTGAAAGTCAGCCTTGGTATTTTAAAACATTTGATTATGCAATGATGGGATTAGTTGATGAGGTAAAGTACCAGGTAAACCGTAACGTAAGAATTTATAATTAAAAAAAATGAAAGCTTTACTATTCCTTCAAAAAAATAAATACCAGATCGGCTTTTTTATAATGGCCGGGTTGTGCATATACTTTTTATTACAGGGCGTTAAAAAAGACCACAGCTTTGAATTATTTAAACAGGAAATAAAATACCAGGAAGCTGCCCGGCAACAAATAATAAAGGAGCGCCAGCCTTTAGAAGCAAAAATACAGGAGCAAATAAAAACGATCATTGAATTAAAAGTAAAAGATAGCCTGGTAGCCCTGCAAGCCAATGCTGTAGAAAACCGAATTAAAGAAATTTCAAAACCACAATATGTTAAAGAAAAAATTAAAGCAGTTGAAAACCTTAATGGTAACGATCTGCTTAATTACATCACTAACCTGCCAGAGCCAAACGACTACTGAGCCAGTAGTGCCGGTTCCGCAATCGGTGTTACAAAAAACAGTAAAGCTGCTGGAGGTAGGCGAATTTAATAAACAAAAAGCCGCATTGCTGCAGGAGCAGGTAAATCTTTTAAAAGAACAGATTGAACTTAAAAATAAAATTATTGCTACCTACGATCTAAAAGATACCAGTGTTGCCGAATTAATAGCATCGCACAAAGCAGAGGTAGCCAATTTAGAGCAGCAGGTTAAAACAGCTACAGTAGAAGCCACAAAGCAAAACAAAATGATGAAAAGGCAAAAAAGGAAAACGGTTTTTGTTGCGATCGCCGGGCCGGTGGTAACAGCAGCAGCATTTATTTATCTTAAAAAGTAAGCCATGATAAACGGTATCATTTTAAAGCAATTAGCACCATCACTACCACAGGTAAAAGCTAATCAATATGCTGATGATTTGGACAATATTTGTCCAAAATACGGTATTGGTACCGCAGATATTTTCCATGAATTTATTGCCACCCTTATACATGAATGCCACGAGTTTACCCGTTTTGAAGAAGGCTTAAATTACCAGGCTGTAGCCCTCACTAAACTATTTGGCCGGCACCGCATAAGCGTTGATGATTGTTACCGCTATGGAAGAACAATGAAGCAGCCAGCCAATAAACAGATGATTGCAAATATCATTTACGGTGGCCAGTGGGGTAAAATAAATTTGGGCAATACTCAGCCAGGTGATGGCTGGCTTTTCCGTGGATCTGGACCAATGCAAATAACCGGCCGTGGCCTGGTAACAAAATTTACTATTTACTATAATAAATTAATGGGTACTTCTTTTACACCCGAGCAAATGGCCAATCATTTACGAACCAATATTATTATTGGCATACATGCCGCCTGCTGGTTTTTTGCTATAGAAAAAAAGCTGATTGACGAGGCTATTAATGATGAGGTTTTAGCAATAAGAAAAAAAGTAAACGGCGGCACATTTGGTTTGGCCGAAATTGAAAGGCTTACCAATAAAGCCCGGCAATTGATACGATAGTATTTTCAAACATTCCGGGAGTTTGTTTAGTGGCTCCCGCAATTTTTCTCATATGCAGTTAGTTTTGGTAAACGGGCCCTGTTTTTACAGGGCCTTCTTAATGGCCCAAAAAATAAATAAAAAATATTTGTGCAAAAATTTGCACAAATGAAAAAATGTATTATCTTTGTGTAACAAATCAGTTAACCGGGCTAATCACCCACAAAAATTAAAAAAATGAAAAGTTACAAAACACTTAACGAAGCTATTGCAGCAGCAGAATTACAATTAAATTCAAAAGTTGGTATTGAATCTGCGGAATTTCAAGAGGTAGAATTTTATAGCAAAAACGACCCTGCTAATACAGATACATTTACCTGCTATGTAGAAGATGGCAATAATCGTTTTTGCAAAAATGGCGGTGAAGTAATAACAAAGAAAATAATAACAACCTTCGTTATTGCTTGGCAACAGAACACCAACAAAGTACGTTATCATGTTACTGGCGAAAAAAACGGCACAGCAGTTGCCGAAAGTGCAACTTTTTTTGATAGCGAAGAAGAGGCGCAGGCTCACATTGACGAGAATGAATACCTAAATTGCTACGTGGAAGAGATTGAAATTTCTAATTAAATAAAAAAAGGCCCGGTAATCAGCCGGGCCTTTACAAATCAATTTTCCTTTTACAGAAAATTAAAAAGTAAAAGTATGAATAAAAAATACACTAAAACACCAGAAGATTTTGCAGCCTTTTTTATTGGCGAAAACAAAATTACCCATCCCGATTTTGAGTATATTTTTCATTTGGCAGAGCCACGTTGCATGATTAAGTACCGGCTAAATGATGGCTACTTTGCAGCCTATGACGAATTTTTTAATAACATAGCCGAAGTTCAGTGGCTGGATGGGCCAGCAGCAGCCCCTGCAGGAAACGATTTGCAAGCTTTTTTAACCACAGCATGGAATTACCTGGCTATTGAAGAGCGTATTTTAGAAGACAATTTAAACGACATGGAAGATGACGAAGATTATTGATAAAAATTTAACCTGGCTGCAAAAGCAAGGCCAGTACTTAAAAATAGACCGCATTGCAAAAGAAATCGGCATACCGGGCCGCACATTAAAAGCTTTTGTTGATGGCGATCGGCCGCTAGCTGATAAGTGGCATGATAAAGTAAGTGAATGGGTTAAAGATCACAAAAAAGGTTGATACAAAAACATTTGGGACCAGCCAGCATGACGAAGTTGTGCTGTTAATAGCCGGAATAACTCTTTAAGGGGTTCTGCTAATAGTTTAATCAAAAAGCCGCTAAAAATTGTAGTATTTAGCGGCCAATATGTATATTTGTATCGACTAAAATATAATATACAATGGCAAATCTACAAACAAAATCCGATTCACTAATCGGTAAAACTTTCCAGTATTTAACAGTTACCAGCATTTCAAAGTATCCACGGCCATGGTCTAAATTAGACTATGATTGTTTATGTATCTGCGGAAAAATTACCCAAGCTTCAAAAAGACAGTTAATTAGCAAAAAACAGGGGTTAAATAAAAGGTCATGTGGTTGTATGACAAAGATTCTTCAGGGTGAAAATAGGCAAAAGGAAAAGAGAACTGATGACCACAAACGCTTGCATCATATATGGTGCGGGATGAAAGCCCGATGTTATGATGAAAAGCATTTATCTTATGAAAATTATGGTGGGAAAGGAATTTTTGTTTGTGATGAATGGCTCAATGATTTTATTAAATTTCGTGATTGGTCTTTAATTAATGGTTATAGTAAAAATCTTTCAATTGATAGAATTAATTGTAGTGGTAATTATGGCCCGGGTAATTGCAGGTGGGCAGATCTGGAAACACAAAACAATAATAAAAGCACAAGCCATAATATTATAATAAATGGAGTTACAAAAACACTTACACAGTGGGCGAAACAAAACGGACTTAATAAAAATATGGTCACGAAAAGAATAATGAGAGGTATGTCTGAAGTAGATGCTGTTACCTTACCCCGCCAAAAGACGATGCAATCTTTCAAGTGACTTTTGTATTAGGGTACCATCGGGAGTACTAATGGTACTTTCATCATGTACCGCAAAGGGCTGCTCTATCAAGAGTAGCCCTTTTTCTTTTAGTATCAAGGCTTTACCAGCAAAGAGGGAATAAAGTTTAGGGGTTCTATAAATACCATTATAGGTTAGGGGAATTTGAAATAAAATATTTAAAAGCGACTGTTGTTTATGCAACGGCATCTCCAAAAAAAGTTCCGGCAGGTTTAAAAGTTTAGGTAATAATTGATCCAGCATTTCAAATAGTACATTGGTTTCGGTACCAGCTTTTGCCAATTCTACTTCATAGCCAGAGATCCTTTCCTTTATTTCACCGGTAACCCGGTTGTAAATACCAGCATCAACATCAGCAGTTAAAAACTTTTCCTGTACTTTTTCCAACTCCCGTTTTGCTTTCTGGTGTTCAATATTCAGCCGCATAATATTGCCACCTTTATTATTTTGGTGGTTCTTAATCACCTCTACCATGCTGTATTTTATTGTTTCAACATCAGCTGCTGAAAGGGAAAGGATCTGTAATATCTCCAGCATGGTACCATGCAATTTGGTTGCGGAGTAATTATTTTCCGGATGACTATTGCATTTATAATACCAGTAGTATTTTCCATGCCGGCCTTTACTATTACCAGCAGTCATTTTTCGGCCACAGGTGCAATACAATACACCACGTAACCATACTTCACTTTCTGCCTGGTGGCTAACCGTTTTTTTATTAAGCCTGTTCATGGCTTTGTAATAGTCCAGTTTACTTACAAGCGGTTCATGTATTGCATCCACTTCAAAGGCTGGATTGTTACCATTAGCAGGAACTGCAATTATGCCGGCATAAAGAGGGTTCGATAAAATGCGGGCTACAGCCGACTTGCTACGTAACTTTTTTAATGCCGGTAACAATGTTTTTATCTGTTCAATATTTACACCATCATTGTATAAAGTAAAAACCTGCTTAATAATATCAGCCTGTTCTTTCACCGGTACCATCACCGGCTCATGCTTACGCAGCTTCTTTTCTTCTTTACTCAGTTTAGTATTTTGGTAACCGTATGGTGCCAGGCCACAGTAACGGCCCCGGCACAAGCTGTTGTAAATACCATCCTTTACACGCTGCTTTATTCTGTTATATTCATTGTTGCTGAACAGTAGCTGCATGATCCGGTTCAGCTGGTTGCCAATGTCCTCATTATTACGATCAACCGCATCAGTAACAGTAAGTACTTTTACATTTAACCGGTCTTCTATTTCCCGTAGTTTTAAAAGTGCATCCAGTAAGGTGGCCCGGCTAAAGCGATCAATGTGAAAGATGATCAGGTACTTTATAGATTTGTTTGCCTTAAGGTATTTTTCCAGCGCAATCCATTCGGGCCGGTTAAAGGTAAAAGCGCTGCGGCCGTTATCGGTAAATACTTTTTTAAGGTGAAGGTTATTGCTGCTGCAGTATCGTTCTATGCCTGTTAATTGAGATTCCAGCGAATTACTCTGGTCCTTATCTGATAATCTTCTGTAACCGATCGCATCCATTATTTTAATATTGCTAATGCCTGTTTTAATAATTCAGCAGCAGTAGGTTTTTTAGTTGCACGGTGCATGTAATTGGTATAGCCATAAAACCACTCCATAGAAACGTTGTACAGGTTGGAGGCTTTTAAAAATTGCTCGTGCTGAAAAGATTGTTTGCCATCAAGTATCTGCTTTTTATTGTTGGAGTGCTTAAATCCTATTTTAAGTAAAAAATCTTTTTCACTACCCACCAACTTTTTATAGATGCACCAGTCCATCAGCTCCAGCATTCTCTTATCCCAAACAGGTATTTTTTTTGCAGCCATTAGTTAATACTTTTAATACTATTTTTTACGGCAATCAACATCATTGCCTAATGTATCGGTAAAATTTATTTGCCTGTATTCATCTTCGGTCATACAGCCAACATCTTGATAAACATTTGAATTGTACCTTACCGGGCACTCCCAGCAGTAAACTTTATCTTTTTTGCAACTGTTAAAAATTACAATTGCTAAAGTGACAAAAAGGAGCAGTTTGGTAAATTTTTTTATTTTCATTTTAATAGGTTGATTAATAATATTTGAAAGTATATGTTTTTATTTTAAAGCCTTTATTTTGATAAATAGCTTTCGAAAGAACCTTACTATCATTCTATGCAGTTCGATAATAATCCCTAGTCGGCCATGGTACTTCATAAATCGATTTTTGTTAAATAGATATGGTTCACTTATTTAATTTTCGATAAGTCTGAATCTTTTGTTTTATGCAAAATATTTACAACTCTTTCTTTACTTACACCACTGTTAATGGCTATTTCTGCTAATAATAATATTTGTGCATTTAGTAAACGGTTTCGCTTACTTGAACCAACAGTATAAGCGATTGTAATGGCTAACAAAACAAAAAATATTATTGTGCCAAAAGAAAGAAACAACAAAAAATCATCGGGTTTAATTGCAGATTGTAATAGCATATTATTATATTTTAATTTTAAATTCTTTCTTTGCCGAAATAGTTTTTTTGATCAATCTTCTAAAAACCCAAAGTTCTTTCAGGTCCTTTTTATCAAATAGTTTTTGTGGTGTGTGAGTTTCATTATCACTTATTAATACCCATTGGCCATTATCTTTTACAAAAACTCTTTTTATGGTAACCATGGTATCAGTTACTAAAACATAAACGTAATAATTTCTGATATTGTCCCAATCTTCGGTAGGTACCTGGCTGCAAAGCACATGATCACCGGCTGTAAGAGTGGGCTCCATACTATCGCCATCCACTTCAAAGTACCTCCATATTGCACCTGCATAGCTCACACCAGGAGGAATAGCGTATTTATCAAGAGAGTTTAAAAGATCAATATTATCATAAGAATTTACATAGCCAGCCCTTGCCTTTACTGTTACCAGTGGTACTCTAAATTCTTGCTTTTCATTTTTTATCGACCTTCTTTTTACCATATAATCAACCTCTGGTTCCTCCAAAGTATTGTTTTCGATTGTCGAAATATCGAGCATTTTAGGAAGCTTTCCTATTTCTATATAGGCAGGATTTACACCGAAATATTTACTCAAGCGTCCTAAAAAAAGTGAGCTTATTTCCTTGCTACCACCTAAAATATCTGAAACATAGTTGCCAGACCGATATCCAAGAGCTAAGCTTAAGGTATCGTTGGTAAGCTTATGTTCATTCTTTAAAAAATCTATAATCTCATTAAGTCGTTCAGTCTTTTTCATCTAAAGAATTATATAAAAAATTAAATTTTATCGAAATTTCGACAAAAAGTCGAAAAATAGTTGTTTAGTCGAAAAAGCGATATATATTTGCTATGCAATTACGCTTTACTGCAAAGCAAAGCAATTTAAAATAAAAAACTTGAATAATGGAACCTAAAAAAGTGGCCTTGAAATCAGAGATAGTGGATAAGATAAAATCTGACCCGATTTTATACGGTGCAGTTGCTTCTGCTTTGGGTGTTGCGCCTCTTTCTTTACCAAGGATATTAGCTAAGGAAAATAACGATAAGCTTACTCAATTTACCGTTCTGTCTGCTATTAAAAAGCATTTGGGGAACGTCAAAGATAGTGACTTATTGGAAGAAATGCAAGAGCCTGAACCAAAAACCGCCGCCGCCTGATGAAACCAGATGAACCATTAGCCTTGTTTTTTGTGGCCCTGCTTTGCGATATGATGGGCATTAAACAAGAGCCTAAGCCGGTAATTAAAGAAGAAAAGATTGCTTAATAATAAATACGCTTGAACATGACAACAAATCAAAACCCACTAAACATTTTAAGGCTTGCCATTGCAATTATTGTAACACTCATTATAGCCGTAGCAATAGGCATTTTATTCTCTGGCTGTGTAGCCGGTAACTATTCTAAGTATAATCATTTTAAGGAAGAGGGCAGGTATAAAGACAGAAGGCTGATGAAGCATATTGCCGACAGCCTTTACAAAACCGGTGATAGCTCTTGTTTTGTAATGCAAAAGGATGGTAAGTGGTGCCTGAATTGCAAAGACAGTTTAAAATTTAGCAAGTAGCATGAATAAAATATACGAAAGCGAAAAAATGGTTGTACACGATGATAGAGAACCATTAACAGAAGAAAAAGCATTTGAATTGCTGTGGAGTGGTGAACTGATCCGGGTAAATGATCTGCCTGATTTTTCAGCAGAAAACGAAATAGACATTTTCGGGCCAGAATTTTTAATCGGCATTACTGATATTATCTCTCGTGATGTTTTGGAAAAGCAGTCAAAGGAAGAATCTGAAAAACAGGTGTATGAATATTTGCGAGGGTATGAAATTTATCGGTAACACTAAAACCAGCTACTAAACCCCATTAATAAAAAAAGCCGCAGGTTTCTGACACCATACGGCAATAAAACTTGAACAATGACAAAATTAACGAATGGCGCTGAATACTGCAACGATAAATTTCCGGCTGAGTTTGCAGAGTACTTAATTCAAAACGGTTTTTCAGCAGTAGTTACAAAAGATGTTATCTGCTTTCATAAGGACAGATCAATAAAGCTTTTTGTAAAAGCCGATCACATTGATCTGTTGAAAATTATTCCTGATCATGAAGGATTTAAACTAGCACATCAACAAAGCCACAGTGGCATTGCTCAGTTAAACATTTTTGGATGGATAATGCTGATGCATGTAATGGGAGTAATAACCATTCGTCAATTCTTAAATAATGCAGAGAAAGCTGATAAGCAATTGGCAACAGAGGCAAGGTCAATAATTAATAGTGTTTTACAATTTCAAATACCAACAGTAAACTTTCAGGCATGAGACCGGCACAGGAAGCATATAACTGGATTAAAAAAGTTATCGACAGTTGCGAAAACACTTTCCATTTTGATGGCGCTGATGCTTTAATAGAATTATTTGTAAAGAGGCATCCAGAGGAAACGAATTTGATAATGTTTTTACAAACACAGCGTAGCGAAAGGTTCAAAAAAGTTCATTCAATATTATCATAAAAATAAAATCATGTTAGCATTAAAAATTATCGGCTGTATCATCCTTAGTTTAATAGTAATAGCAGCAGTTGGTTTAATTGTTATTGTTTTAAAAATACCTGTTGATGGTGGTTATGGGGATGAGGTATAAAATTTATAATGTGGTTTCTCTTTGAGGGGAATCCTAGTTTCGACAGGGCTGTGTATATACACTGGCCCTCCTTTAAAAAAAAGTTCTTTAAATATTTGCAGGTTCAGGGTTTTATTAGGGTAAAGAGACGGTAGCATTTTTATGCAGGCCGTCCATTTTAAAAATTTGGTTCAAGTATGTTCAATATAGCAAGCAATCGTTAGTCGGGTTGTGTCTACAACCTGGCTTTTTAAAAAGTATTTACTAACTCAACAATTATAAAAATGAAAAAGACCAGGCACTTACCGGATGAACTGAAATAACAAGGTGAAAAACCGGAAAACAAAAAACAAAGGAGCCGGTGCAATCGGTCAGCCGGCTTCTTTTAAAAATTCTTTTACTATGACAAATTATGAACAATGGCAGCAAGAAACTTACGGCAACATCATAACAGATAATTGTCAGGATGAAACAGAAAATGGTAGTGAAGCCAGGGAGATTAATGATAGTAAAGTTGAACAGGAAGCATTGATCAATTTAATAGAACAACAATTTTAAATAAAATAGCCCTGCACTAACAGGGCCATAAAAAAAACTTAAAAGATGAGTACAGGTACAAATGTAAATCAAAAACTTTCAATCATCCAAAAGATTGAACAGGTAGCACCAACGCAACTGGTTACTATACCAGAAGTGGCAGATCGTTTCAGACAGATTTATAAAATCATGAATGGCGGCAAAGAAGATGTTGCAGAATCAAAGTATGAAGCTGAAAAATTTCACTTCATGAAATTACTGCAGGATACACCAGCCTTACAGCAATGCAGCAAATTAAGCCTGTACGGTTGCTTTTTAGACATGGCTGTTAATGGACTTTCCTTCGATAAAAACATGAAGCATGCGTATGTAGTAAGCTTTAATACAAACGTAGGAAGTAAAGACAGCCCCAAATGGGAAAAACGTGCGACGCTAATGATCAGCGGTTATGGAGAGTTGCACATGAGAGTAAAGCAGGGCCAAATTAAACATGCTGACAATCCCATCCTTGTTTATGAAGGCGATCACTTTCAGCATGGCACCAAAGATGGCAAAGTATTTTTAGAGCATGTGGCCACTTTCCCACGTAAATCAGATAACATCATCGCTTGTTACCTACGCATACAACGCAATGACGATACGGTAGATTATAAAGTATTGGGCATTGATGAGGTAATGAAATTCCGTGATTTTTCTAAAGATAAAAACAGCCTTGCATGGACCAGTGGCTTGCCTGGTATGGTACAAGCAAAAACTATGAAGCATGCCTTCCGCTCTTATCCTAAAATGCGTATGGGAGAGTTTAGCCAATTACAAAGTCAGGTGATTGATCAAGAGGTTGAATTGATGTCTAAAATTGATTACGGTTTGAATGGAAGTATGCCAGCAAATAATTTACCAGAAGCTGCCGGTGAATTTGAAGTTGCTATGATTATTGAGCAACCTAAAAAAGAAGCCGCCCCTGCACAGGTTATTAACGACGATGAATTTGCAGATCCCCTCAAAACAGTAACAGCGTCAGCCGGAAAGGTTTTCCATGATGACGATTTCTAAAAAATAATTTTTTAACTCATTCAATTTATAAAAATGTTAGCAGAAGAAACAACAACAGAAAATAACCAGGTAGCAATAATTAAAAACTCTATTGAGATTTTTAAAGAAGCGCCACAAATTCTACAGGCAAACCAGCTTAAAACGCAAAAGGCTTTGGCAGTAGGTAATCAGATTTTGGAACAATGGAATGCAGCCTTTGCTATAGCTGATGAAGCAGAAAAGATTGCAGCACTGGCAGTAGTTGATGAACGTAGTAATAACTACCTGGTGAACTGTAACAATGCCGTTAAGCAACAAAAGGAATTACGTGCCGCCATCACCCAAATGATGGATAAATTCAAAGGCATGTTTACTGATGCTGAAAACCAGATCGATAAAACAAAGCCTGGCTCTGTTCCTGCAACTGTGCAATTACAGCGTGATAATTATGCAAAAATTTCTTTTGAAATAGCAGAGAAAAAAAGAAAGGAAGCTGAGCGTATTGCTGCAAAAGCAAAGGAAGCTATTGAAATAAGAGGCTCGTATGAAACCAGACTAAGCGGTCAGTACAATGATTATTTGTTAGAAAGAAAGCAGGCTTACAGCAATTCTTTTAATGCCATTACGCTGGACAATTTTACTGAAAAAGAAGCGGCGCTGCAAAGCCTTAAACCAACCTTCAAATTTATTCCTAAACTGGATACTCTTCTTGTTGCTTACCACGACATCAACGAAATGACAGCCATTGCTAATGAAGTTATCAATGCAAACACAGTTGGCTACGAAAACAACTTTTTAGCAGAGATCAATTTACAAATCGCTGATTTACTAAGCAAGCTGCCATCTAAAAAATCTGAGCTATTGGAAGCTAAAAGGTTGGCTGATGAAGATGCTGCAGAATTAGAAAAACAACGTAAAGAAAAAGAGCAGCGTGATGCCGCAATTGCAAAAGCTAATGCCGAACAAAAAGCAAAATTGGAAAAGGAAGCAGAAGCTGCAAGAGTTGCTAATGAAAAGAAAAATGCTGAGTTAAAAGCTCAACAGGAAAAAGCTGATGCGGAAAAAAAGCAACGGGAAGAAGAAGAGAATGCGAAACTTTTAAAAGAAGCAGAAGATGCTAAAGCTAATGCTGCACTGGAAGCAGATATTAAAGCACAGGGTGATGCAACAATGGTAATGTTTGAACAAGAAGCCTGCCTTGCAGAAAGCACTCCGGCCAACACTGCAAGGCAGGGTTATGAAATTGAAGTATTACACCCAGTAGGTTACACGCAAATTTTTGCTTTATGGTTTGAGAATGAAGGGAAGAATTTAGGTATCGATAAAATTGGCAACACTAAGCTTGATCAGATGAAAGCATGGGCCGAAAAGGTTGCTCATAAATCAGGTACTAAAATCGAAAGCAAATTCATTAAATACGTTGAAAGCTTCACTGCTGTAAATAAAAAAGTAAAGTAATCAATGTCAATCATAAAAGATCCATATTACGATAGGCCGGAAGTTTCCAATTCAACATTGGGAGAACTGGAAAAATATTTTATGCCAGCTCAATACATTATTGATTTGGAGGCGGCCTATCGTTTTGGTAACATCTTAGATGCGATGATTACAGAACCTGCTCAGGTAGATTATTTCAAAAAAAGTATTGGTGGCGTAAAGATCAATCCGGAAGAGTTTGATAAGGCAGATAAAATGAAGAAGGTATTTTTTGCAGATCCTTTTTGTAAAAGCCTGGCTGCTCAATGTGATATGCAGAAAGTAACCATTAAACATAACTGGCCAATAGAATATGGCAGCTTCATTTTTCATCTTGATATGCGTTGCAAATGGGATTTTTTCGCAAAGAGAATTGATTTATCTGGGGACTTAAAAACTACAGCCTCTACAACGCAGAAGCAATTTGAAGAAGCAATATTTCATTACAACTATGACAGGCAAGCTGCATTGTACATGGATTTAGAAGGTAAAAGCAATTTTATTTTCATAGGTATTTCAAAAGCGAATTTCAAAATATTCAAGTTTATTGTTAAAAGAGGCGATGCCACTTATAACAGCGGAAAAGAAAAGTACCAGGAATTAGCATTTCGCTATTGGTATTTATTCGGTGACATTAAAATGAGCGCATAAGTGGTAGAGTTATTAATCCATACCCACAACCAAAAAGTGATCAATCCGCAAGAACTGGTTAACCTTTTTAAAAACCTGAAGGATGGTAAGCACCTGGTAACAATTAAGGATGTAAGAAAAAGAAGCGTGAATCAAAATGCTTATTACTGGGGTGTGGTTGTTCCAATGGTAAGAAAAGGATTATTTGAGATTGGTTTTGATGAGGTTCAGACTTATGATGATGCTCATGAGCTTTTAAAAAAGCAGTTTGTTAGAAGACAATTTGCAAATAAACAAACAGGAGAGGTGGTAACAATTACAGGTAGTACAACCGGGTTAAGCATACCAGAGTTTAATGAATACATAGAAAGGGTTTGTAAATGGTCAGCCGAATATCTAGGAGTGGTTATTCCATCACCTAATCAGGAATTAGCAGAGTTTGAAAATTGGGAAAAAGAAATGGTTTGCAATGGTACCGATTAAAAATAATATCAGCTGGTATCCGGGTTTAAGAAGAATGATGTTGGTACCATGGATTTATAAAGTGCCGGATTTCAGCTTTATCAACAAAGATGCGTACGAAAATTTTAAGTGTAAAATAATAAAAGTAAAAGCTGCACCAGATGCTGCAGTTCAATATAAACCAATTATTAACCGGGTGCCGGTATCAAAAAAACAGGCGGCACCCATTAAACAACAAGCACTATTCTAATGTCAAAGAAAACTGGTATTGAAAAAGTAGAAGGCAACACAATCGTTATTAACGATACAAAAGCCTTTAGTAGCCACATGAAAAATATTTCAGATAAACTTAGTGGCAAAACTGAAATGGAAGTTTTTTATGGTCCTCCTATTATTTCCATTGCTCCCGAAAAAAGACAGAGTGTAAAAATTTTAAAAGCAGCAATTGTCGATGATCTGTTTTTAGAATGGAAGTTAGAAGAAGAACTTCCGGGCCACAGCAGAAAATCTTCTACAGAATCATGCACTGTGCCTGTACATGATCACCTAAAGTTTGCTATCCAAAAATTACACAAGCACTTGGCGCTTATATGCGATCAGGTTAAGCAACCAAAAGCAGCCGATTTTGAAAACATAGAGTTTGAAGGATTTATTGTTTCTGGCTTTGAAATTAAAGGCCGTGAAGAAAACCATGGTGTTACTATTAAAGGTAGTAGGGAAGGCAAATATGGTACCGTGAATTTAACCAGCCCGATTGCAAAATACGACTCCTCTTCTTATCCATTTATCAGCGAATTAGGACTTGATGTAAATGATGCTATTGCAGAGGTGGAAGCTTATTTATTTGATGGTAAGAGAGCACCGGAAAGGCAACTGGATATTGATTTTCCAGAAGCTCCGGAAGCGGGTGAGGAGGAAGAATAGTGGTTGAACTTTTTGCCACGTTGGTTAACTAAAATTATAATCGATGTGTTTGTTTCCGGCGTGGCATTTTTTATTAATTGAATTTTCTATAAAATAACAATATCAACCCAAAAGAAAGTGAACGAAGAATATCAGGAATTTTTAAAAAGCAAAGTGCGCCTTGCCAACGTTGCAGGTTTTGAAATATCAATCGATGATATCAATCCGGCTTTAAAGCTACACAATAAGCTTATGGTTAAGTGGCTGGTGAATGGTGGTAGAAGAGCTTGCTTTGCTTCATTCGGCCTGCATAAAACTGTTACGCAATTGGAAACTGTTCGCTGCACTCTTTTGCATACTGGTGGTATTGGTTTAATTATCTGTCCTCTTGGAGTAAGACAGGAATTTGTAAGAGATGCTAAAAAGATTTTAGGCTGGTGGACGCCGCCAAAATTTATAAGAAGCTTTGATGATGTATTGGAATCTGATGAGTGTAGCATTTACTTAACCAATTACGAAACTGTAAGAGACGGTAAACTGGACCCGAGATTATTTCAGGTAGCGTCTTTAGATGAAGCTTCCATTTTAAGAGGCCTTGGCGGTTCAAAAACATTCCGTGAGTTCATGAGGTTGTTTACCGGTGATGCTGGTCCTATGGGTAACCGTCGTGGAACTGAATGTGTGCCTTATCGTTTTGTGGCTACTGCTACTCCATCGCCAAATGAATACATTGAACTACTGGCATATGCTGACTTCTTAGGAGTGATGGATGTAAGCCAGGCAAAGACAAGATTCTTTAAAAGAGATTCCACGCAGGCTGATAAATTAAGATTGCACCCACATAAGGAGGAAGAGTTTTGGTTATGGGTGGCATCATGGGCCTTGTTTGTTTCAAAACCTTCCGACTTAACAGGAAATGTTGAAGATGATGCTGAATACAATATGCCCGAAATAGATATCCGCTGGCATGAAATACCCTCCGATCATTCTGATGCCGGCATCGGGTGGAATAATCAATTCAAAATGTTTAAAGATGATGCGATCGGATTGCAAGGTGCATCAAAAGAAAAACGTGAAAGCATAGATGCACGGGTTTTAAAGATGATGGAAATAAGAGAAGAAGATCTTTTAGCTCACCGGTTGATATGGCACGACCAGGACAAAGAACGTGACGCTATAAAAAAAGTTATTCCTACTGTAAAAATTCTTACTGGTTCACAGGATGAAGAGACGAAAGAAAAAACAATACTTGGTTTTTCTGATGGTGAATTTCAGGAGCTGGCAGCAAAAGCAGTAATGGCCGGCAGCGGTTGCAACTTTCAATATCACTGCCATTGGGCAATATACTTAGGCATTGGTTTCAAGTTCAACGATTTTATTCAAAGTATTCACAGGATACTTCGCTTTCAGCAACAGCATCGGGTAAGAATTGATTTAATCTATACAGAAGCTGAAAGGCAAATTAGAAAACGGTTAGAAGAAAAATGGAGCAATCACAATAAACAAGTTCAGGTAATGACAGAGATAATAAAAAAATATGGTCTTTCAGTATCGGCCATGGCAGAAGTACTCACTCGTAAAATTGGAGTTGAGAGGGTTGAAATTAAAGGCAACAATTACCACATCGTAAATAATGATAACGTGCTGGAGTGTGCTAACATGCAAGAAAATAGTGTTGGATTAATTCTTACATCTATTCCTTTTGGTAATCAGTATGAGTATTCTCCCAACTATGCTGACTTTGGGCATAGTGAAAACAAAAAAGAGTTTTGGACGCAAATGGATTTCTTAACGCCAAATCTTTTGCGATGCCTTCAACCCGGCCGCTTAATGTGTGTACACGTTAAGGATAGGATTACTCCAAGTGGTTTAACAGGTCGTGGGTACCAGACTGTTGATCATCTTCATATTGATGCTGTACTGCATTATGAAAAGCATGGCTTTGGCTACATGGGTATGAAAACTATTGTTACTGATGTGGTAAGAGAGAATAATCAAACATACCGGTTAGGCTGGACAGAGCAATGCAAGGATGGAAGTAAAATGGGAGTGGGTATGCCGGAATATTTATTGATTTTTAGAAAGGACCCAACCGATACCGCCAATTCCTATGCTGACTTTCCAGTGGAAAAAGCAAAACCATTACAGCGCAAAAAAGATGGTGCAACTCAAAAGTATAATAAGAATGAATACGATTTGCCAATTGTACCAGGTAGTGGTTACAGTCGCAGCCGTTGGCAGATTGATGCCCATGGATACACTCGCAGCTCAGGCGATCGGTTAATGGACCCGAAAGAATTGGCTGAGATGGATCACTCTGCAATATTCCAAAATTTTAAAGAGCATAGCCTTGCTTCTATCTACGATTTTGAACAGCATGTTAAAATTGCTGAGGAGTTAGAAGTAATGGGCAAGCTTCCCAGCGGCTTTATGTTATTACAGCCGCAGAGTTGGAGCGATGATGTATGGACCGATATCACCCGTATGCTTACGCTTAACGGAACCCAATGGAGCATGGGAAAGGAAATGCACATTTGTCCAATGCAATTTGATATTGCCGACCGTGTAATCTCTCAAATGAGTAATCCTGGTGATGTTGTTTATGATCCTTTCGGCGGGTTAATGACAGTTCCATTAAGAGCAGTTTTATTAGGCCGCTATGGTATTGGCCACGAGTTAAGCCCTCAATATTTTTTGGATGGCGCTGTTCACTTGAAAGCTGCAGAATATAAAATTAATGTGCCCACACTATTTGATTTTGCTAACGAACTCGAAATTAAAACCGCTTAAACATGAAACTTGATTATCAAATCATTGACGGAAAAATTTACGACAGGCAATTAAACGAAATCCCTGTTGATGAAAAAGGTATTGTAACGCTTATTGTTGAAGGAAAACAAAAAAGGTTTGTGTTATCGAAGCTGGCTGTGTGGATGGAAAATAATATTGAATTAAAGCCAGCTAAAAAAATAAGGAAAAGCAGAGAGGCAAAAGTAATATCTCAGCCAGAATATTTACCTGAACAGAAACAAAGGGCTGCAAGAAATTCACTTACACCTGAACAAAGGAAGCTAAAGAAAAACGCTTATATGCGTGAATACAATGCTAAAAATCGGCCGGAAAAAGAAAAGAAGCCTGAAAAAAAAGTAATACGCAGAAATTTAGGCCGAACCGGTTTACATAGGATGAAAGGATTACTTGCCATTACACCTGATGGAAAGGAGATAGCTTTTAAAAGCAGGGCTGAGGCTTCAAGAAAATTAAATATTGATAGAGGTGGAATTTTTCAAGTTTTGAGAAATGAAATTGAATCAGTGAAAGGTTACAAATTTAAAACAGCATAAAATGCTCGACATAGTAGAAACACATAATGGCTTTGAAGTTTCTTTCCAGTATAAACCCTGGTTGGTACAAGCCATTAAGAAAATACCTGGTTACCGCTTTAACGGTGGAACTAAAAAGTGGTGGATACCAGCCAGCAGCGAAACAGCTTTAAAGAATTGGGCTGCAACATTCGGCACCAAGATTAATGATCTTCCAAAAAGTGAAATCGGAGAGATTGAACCACTGCCAGAATTGACTGTTGACATTCCTTTAAAGATGACACCCTTCCCATACCAGCGTAACGGTATTGCAAGAGGCCTGCAGTTGAAAAAGTTTATTAATGGTGATGATATGGGCCTTGGTAAAACGGCGCAAACTATTGCCACGCTAATGGGTGCTAAAGCTAAATGTATCTTGATCATCTGCCCGGCAACACTAAAGGAGAATTGGAAAAGAGAATGGAAGATGTGGACCGGTAAAGAAGCCATTATAATGAAGGACAGTATTAAAAACACCTGGCATCAATATTATAAAGTTGGCATGGCCAATGTTTTTATCTGCAACTACGAATCTCTTAAAAAGTATTTTATTGAAAGTATTAACCGGCCATTGGGTAAAGATGGTAAACCGGCACCGCTTCGCCTTAATCATATAAAATTTAAAGAAACCATTGATTATTTTGATGCTGTTGCAATTGATGAGCTCCACCGCACTAAAGATTATAAAACACAGCTCTCTAAATTCTGTATGGGTATTGCCCGTGGCAAAGAATATATCATTGGCCTTACTGGTACTCCCGTTGTTAATAAGCCAGTGGATCTTATTGCACAGCTGCAGATCATTGGCCGGCTGGAAGAGTTTGGCGGTTACAAAGGTTTTACTGATAAGTTTTGTCAAGGTTACAATCAATGCAGCAATCTTAAGGAATTGAATTACCTGTTGAATAAACATTGCTTCTTCCGCAGGTTAAAAAAAGAAGTGCTTAATGATCTGCCTGATAAAATGAGAAGTATTGTAAGCTGTGAAATTACCAACCGTGCTGAATACAATAAGGCAGAAGCTGACTTTATTAATTTCTTAAAAGAGAACCTTAATAAAACTGATGGCGAAATTGATACTGCTTTGCGTGGTGAGGCTATGGTTAAAATTGGTATTCTGAAAAAGTTATCTGCTAAGGGTAAAATTGAAGGCATGATTGAGCAGATACAGGAAGTGGTTGAAGCCGGCGAAAAGATAATTGTGTTTGCTACCCACAAAGAAATAGTTGCCACGCTTAAAGCTGCCATTCCCGGTTCTGTAACAGTTATTGGTGATGATGCAATGGACCAGCGCCAAAGGAACGTGGATGCCTTCCAGAATAATCCAAAAACACAGGTTATCATCTGTAACATTCAATCTGGTGGTGTGGGTATTACCCTTACTGCAAGTAGCAGGGTTGCTTTTATTGAATTACCATGGCACCCAGCGCATGCTGACCAGGCAGAGGACAGGGCATGGCGTATCGGGCAGAAAAATAGTGTGCAGTGTACTTACCTGTTAGGGCAGGATACTATTGATGAATACATCTATGGCATTATTGAAAAGAAGCGGGCTATTGTGGCACAGGTGACAGGTGCTGAAAATGAGATTGAAACTGAAAAAGGAATGGTGGATGATTTGATAAATATGTTTAAAACTAAATAACAATATGAAAAAAGAAATTAAAGATTACCTGCACTTCTACTTGGGATGCCAATGTTTGTGTTTTGATGAGCGAAATCCGGGTGAGCAAGATATTGGGGTATTAATTGAGGTTGGCAAAAGTCACGCCGTGATAAATCCAGAAAAAGGCAAGAATGATATTGAAGGAATTTTAAGTGAATTTAAACCTATTCTTCGTAGGATGAAAGATATCACTGGTGATGAAGTTTTAGAATTACATCATTTATCTGTTGAAGATAATTCAAAGGATGGAATGTCATTAAAAAGCTATTATTCGTCTGAGCCACTTTTTTTGGAACCGGTCCAGTTTTATTTTCTATTATCAAAACACTTTGATCTTTTCGGCTTAATAGATGCCGGCCTTGCTATTGATAAAGCCACAGTAAAATAAACCAGCAAAAGAGTAAATCCAGAATGTCCAAAGAAAATAACATCGGTTCAAAATACATCACGGAAATAAATCGGTTCTACGATTGGCTCGAAACGAATCAGCTTCCAAAATCGGCTATTGCCTTATGGCATGGGCTCATGCACATAAACAACAAAGCAGGATGGGAACGGATATTCACAGTGGCCATATCAACTATTGAATCTAAAACAGGATTCAAACGGTCTGAACTATTTGAAGCAAGGAATTTATTGACACAAAAAGGCAGGATCAAATGGAAACAAAGGGGCGGTAATCTGTGTGCAGAATACGAAATGCAATTTTTTTCCGTCCGTATAGCGGATGCAAGTACGGACACAAGTGCGGACGCAAAAGCATACACAAAGCCGACACAAAAGCATACTATTAAGAAGACTACACTACACAACACTAATTCTTCTTCCGCTAAAGCGGCAAGTAAAAAAAAGGAAGTTGATAAACCGGAAAAAACTAAATACTGGCAAAAGTTAGTCGATACCTGGTTTGTTTTTAACGAAAAAAAATTTAAAGAAAAACCTTCTTTCGCCGGCGCCGATCCACGGCACTTAAAAAAAATTATTGAGTTGCTGGAAAAACGTGCCGTCGAAAAAAAGATTGAATGGACAGAGGAAAAAGCAGTGGAATGGTTTGAGTATTTTTTACAAAAAGCCTTTGAAGATACGTGGCTAAGTAAAAATTTTCTATTGGTTCAACTGGAAAGATTTATTGACAAAATTTTATTAAATCAAAATGGACAACATAAACCCAAACCTGCCAGCAGTTCAAAAGGTTCAACAATTGACGATATACAGGCCCTTAAACGTGGTGGAGCAAACAAAACTGACAACGATTTTAACACCGGTGGAAATGCAGGTAGCGAAATTGGAGCGGAGTGGGCAGAAGCTACAGTTGTTGAGTGATGACGATGCCTTTAATGCTGTAGCGGACCTGGTAAGCGAAATAAAGCTGATAACAGGCGCCATCATGCATGAAGGTGACAAACTGGAACTGCAACTGGAAATGATTAAAAGGTTTATTGTTAGCGGATTTGGCAATTTAACCAAGCCGGAAATAGTACAGGCTTTTTACATGAACCTGCAAGGGCAGTTTGAAGATGTGTATGTGCATTACAACAAAGAATTAAACGCTGAATTTATTGGCAATGTGTTACGGGCTTATTTGAGGTGGAAAGCAAGGCTGGTAAATGACAAAGGTCATAAAATTCAGCAGCTTTTAAAATCGGAAAAGCCAGTTAAAAGAGATATTGACTATGAATTTTGGAAGGAATTGATACAAAAAGAATATGAGGTATTGAAAGCAAAAGGAGTAAGTGATCAGCTGTGGCATGATAGGAAATATTACACGTTGAGGAAGTATGGGTTACTGTATTTTATCGGGCTTGATACCTGGTTTTACTTTATGAAGAAAGCTATCAAAAATACCAATGGTGAATTGAAGGTTCCGTTAAATAGCAATTTGGCGAAGTACAGTTTTGTGACGGTGGCCAGTGTGATCAATATTTTCCATACGCATGCAGATTTTAAAGTTTGTTTGACTGAGGCTCGGCGGCTGGCTTACCTCTATGTTTTGAAAGCTTGTATTGATTGCGGTATTAATAATTTATGGGAGGATATAAAAACAGTTTAAAATAAAAAAATATGCAATACAGTCCAAAATTAAAAAGAGTAGCTGCTCAAATATTAGAAATACTGAAAGCTGAAAAGATTGCCGGTGTAGTTGTCCTTCATACAATTGAAGGTCCTGCTACAATAACAAAAGATCGGGTGCATGTATCTGGTTTTTCGGAATTTCTTTTCCATATCAACACACCATATTCAGCAGCAGCAATTGAAAACGATCGCCTGAAAGTAAAAGGTAAGGCCGTTCATTATCCATCAAAAGAGCATCGGGATATTATGATGGCTGGAGCAGTTAATATGCTTAGTCACTTAGGAGAAATAACAACCAAAATGGCAATGCAGGCTATTGATATTGAAAATATGGTTAAGGCGATGGTTGACAGTGACGACACAACTGGTAACATGACATCCCATAGCCAACAAAATAATTAACCAATGCAACAAAACCTTTTTGAAGTTCCCGAAACGCCAAAGGCAAAGCCGGCACCGGGCATGCGTTGTAAAAACTGCATTCATTGTTACGAACACCAATATAACAGTACAAAATATTGCAGCAGGCAAAGGCAGAAAGGTACCAGTTACGGCGATAAAAAAATAAAGGCTAATGATGCGGCATGTCCAATGTTTGAAAAAATAGAAAAAAAGTAATGCCTAAAGCTTTCACCTTATCCGATTTAAAAAACTCTGCCTGTGCAAAGCTTAACCCTCATCTTTTTGGCGAAGTGGTAAAAGAGAAAAAGCAAAGTAAGTATAGTAATAAAAAGTGTGTAGTTGATGATATTGAATTTGACAGTACAAAAGAAGCTAACCGGTATAAAGAATTGAAGATCCTTTTAAAAGCCGGGCACATTGGATTTTTACAACTGCAGGTTGAATATGAATTGAATGAAGGCGGCTCACATTCATTAAAATATGTTGCTGATTTTGTTTACACAGATTCTTTAACAGGCCTGCAGGTGGTAGAAGATGTGAAAGGATTTAGAACGGCAGTTTATCGCAAAAAAAAGCGGTTAATGTTTAAAGTTCATGGTATTAAAATTAAAGAAACCTAATGGCCAAACTGCAACTATATCTTAAAGGTGCACACTTTCAGGAATCTGAAATTGAATTGCCAAATAATGAAAGGGCCATTTATGATCCGGAAGACAATTTTGAAACAAATTGCTTTATAAGAGAAGAGTATGTTCAGTACCAATCAAAAGTTTTAAAAGTGAATTTCATCAAGCAAATTTTAAAATGCCAGAATGAATATGAAATCTACTTGGTGGTTAGAAGTAAAATGGGGGAGGAAAATTTATTAGAAGATTCAATTATTTAAAAACATAGAAATGTCAATCAATTTAAAAAACTACACAACAGAAGTTCCGGCAAGTCGGAGCATTGATAATATTGAAAAATTACTTGCAGGAGCAGGTGCTTCAAATACAATGCGAGAATATGCACCAGATGCCACAGTCGCTGCAATTTCTTTTATAATTGAGATGGATGGCATGAAACTGCCGTTCCGTTTACCAGCGAAGCCCGATAATGTTTTTAAATGGCTTAGGAAGAAAAAGCCCAATTCAGCAACTAAAACTTTAAAGGAACAGTCTTTTCGCATTGCGTGGAAACATCAGTTTGAATTATTGCACCTGCAGTTAACCAGCATCGAATTGGAACAGGCTGAAAAATTGGAGATATTATTTCCTTACCTGTATGACGTTCAAAAAAATGAAACTTATTATCAACGGTTAAAACAAGGTGGCTTTAAAGCACTGCTTCCACCGGCACAATAATATGGCAGATTACATCTACTTAGGAGACAGGTTCACCGATCCTAAATACAAAGGAGCTCAATGCTCAGCTGTTCGCTGGGCTAATGGTAAATGTATCCGGGGAAAAAACGGAAGTATGCTGGTAAGCTTTGAAGGTATAAGGGTTAATGTAATTGGAAGGTTATTAAGAAAAATAAAAAAGTAATTTTATACAGATGATAAAAATTGAACCCAAAAATGCAGAGCAGGAAAAAGCGATAGCTACCGGCATTGAGTTTATTGAAAAAGGTAGACCCGACCAGTGGTTAGTTATTGGCGGCAAAGCTGGTACCGGTAAAACAACAATTGCACAAGCTATAGTGGCGCCATACTTTGAAAAGAGATGCATTTTAGTGTGTGCCCTTTCTCATAAAGCTAAATTGGTAATATCGGAAAAGCTGGCTAAGGCCTTTGGCGCTAAAGCTATTATTTCAAAATCTGTGGCCGGCGCCCTTGGAATGAAAATGGATGCAGAAACAGGAAAATTTGTTATTGACAGGTCTGAAGATTTTGATCCGGTAATTAAACGTGCAAAAATTATTATTGTGGATGAAGGTTCGATGATCAATGAAGAGGCCCATGCATTGATCATGTCGGAAAAAATGAAAAATGCAAAGGTTATTTACCTTGGTGATATTCGACAATTACCACCAATCCGGGAAACTGGAAGCAAAGAAGCTGATAAGCCATCGCCCATTTTCTACGGGCCAAACTTTGTTGTATTAACTGAAAGGATCAGGCAGGGTGAAGAATCACCCATACTTCCTTTTGCGGATTTCTTTGGTGATAACTCCCGCCGAAATTATCCATTATTAAATCCTGTACCTGCTGATCATCGCAGCAGTATTGTTAATGAAAAAGGCGCCCTGGTATTTGCTGATAACATTTATGAAGTAATTGAAGCGGTAATGCCACTATACCAGTATGCGGTTGACAATAAAAACATGAATGTTATTAAAACCGTTACTTACCGGAACGATACCCGGAAGAAAGTAAATGACCTGGTACGTGATCATATTTTTGGCCGTAATTCAGAAAAGCAATTTATGGTAGGAGAGCTTCTGATGTTTCAAGATAATTATACTTTACAGGATCTGCTTGAACCAATTTCAAATAGTTATGAAATACAGGTAACCGGTGTTACAGAGGATACGGAAGATTATAAAATATGGGTTTTGGAATTTATCCATGAAGAAAAACCAACCTTCATTAAAGTTCTTGACTATACAGAAGTCAGCCGGCATGCTGCAGATGTTACCGAAAGATTCCGAATTGCTAAAAGTTTACCTTTTGGAAGTCCAGAAAGGGCAGAAGCTTTGGGTAAAGCCTGGAGTTTGAGAATGAGATATGCACCTGTAGAGTATGCTTATGCCATCACCTCCCACAAATCTCAGGGCTCAACTTATAATACTGTTGTAGTTGATGAAAGGGATATTATGTCTGTTAAGATGACAAGCAACAAATCAAAATCGCAATCGATGTACACAGCCCTTACTCGGGCAGCAATTACCAGTATTGTTATCGATGGCCAGCCAATGGATGAAAGTTTAGAAAAGGCTGTGGCACTTTCTGTAAGTAAGTTGTAATAAATCTCTCCAAAAAACTTCAAAATAACTTTTATAAATGTTTGGATATTCCAAACATTATTGTATCTTTATGCTTCAATAGTTCTTTTATATACAAACAAAGCGGTAGGCTCCGCAATAGAAATGCCACTTCTAATTATGCAGCAAGCATTTTTAAGAATCAGGGAAATCTCGATTGATTTGCCAGATGTAACAATCGGAATCATTGATTTCGAAATCGTGAAAAAAGGTTGGGTTGTCAAAATTAAAGGACAACAACACTTTGAAGGTAAAGATGGCATGATTACCGCCATTGACCTTGCAAGGGAAACAACCAAAACGGTTTCGGGTTGGAAATCGGGAAAAGCTGAACTGTGGGATGTGTGCCAAATCTTCACCAACGAAGATGCAGCCACAAAAGCAGGAATCGAAAACGAACAGATGGCAATTTACCAAATTGAAACTGGACGTTTAAAATGGCTTAGCTAACAAAGTAAGGGGGTGAAAATCCCCCTACTTTTTAAATATATATTTTATGGCAGAAATCAAAAACCGTCACCTCTTGCAGGATATTATTCAGCAAAGTGATCTCGAAAAAATGGAATACGCCGCCACTGAACACAGGCGTCACAATGGTATTGTATTTAAAATTATAGAGTACAATGCCAAAACAAAAAAGGTAGTCATCCAGATCAGGCAGGAAAAAAATGCAGCTGGAGTATATCACAATAAAAAGCGGTTGCTGGAAATTGTGCCCGAAACATTTGGCCGGTTCTTCCCTGGTGTAAAAATCAGCGTTCAGCCAATTCCTTACCAGGAAAGCCCGGTTAACAAAATTGATATTGCATGGGTAAAGGATAAAATGTTAACCACCGGTACCAAATTGAAAGATATTGAAGCTGATACCGGTTTGAATTATACTTACCTGAGCAGCCTGATGAATGAAAGCGATCCATTGGGGCAAACAATGAAGGCCTTATTCTATTACTATTTTAAAACAAAGGAGTAAATAAAATGTCCAAAAAGTTAACATCAATAACATGGGCTGAATTAAAAAAGGAAATGAGCATAGCCGGTGATCCTGATGCTGTTGTTGAGGTTGCCGATGATATCGTGTCACTAATATTAGGCCGGATAAACCCGCAGAATATTCCGTCGCTAATAAATATCCAGCTGGCTCTGCAAAAGATAATGGCCGAGTTCAGGTTGTATGAAAAGATACAGCGAGACCGGCAGCATCCGAAAATAGGTAAGTAATTTTTTTTGGCTTCGCTGTGTATTAATTTAATAACTTTGGTATTATTGTAATATTATGGCAAAAGCTGATAAGCAGGTAATTATTGATTCTATCATAAAGGATATAGAAAAAGGAACCGACCGTGGTAAGGTAATTGCAAAGTATTGCAAAAAACTTCAAAAATCTGATCGTACAATAGATAGTTACTGGAAAATTGCAAATGAACAATACAAAGAAAGACAGAGCAAGGCTAAGGCGGCGGCGGATGCAGCTTATATCGCAGCTAGTGCTGAAGCCGCTAAACAAGCTGTAATGAGCTCACAGGAGCGAAAGGAGATTTTAAGCAAAATAGCTAGAGGTGAAAGAACATCACTTGAACCAAATCCTAAAAAACCGTCTGTTCTTATAGAGGTGCCAGTAATTGTTGATACTTTAGAAATAATAAGAGCAATAGGCGAATTAAATAAAATGGAAGGTGACTATGCTCCTACTAAAGTCGCTCCTACCAATGTAAAAGGCGAAGACCTGCAGCCGCCACTTGATTACTCAAAACTTTCAGTTGCAGAATTAGAAGCTTTAAAAGCAATACATGACAAACACGCTGCCGTTTAGTATTGACATTAATAAAATTAATGCAGCGCTTGCCGGTAAAGAGTTGAAGCGGTTTGTTCTATATACTAAGGGAGATTACATAGTTAAGCCATTCCACGAATACATAATGCAGCGGTTGGATGCCTTTGCAAAAGGTGAGATAAAGAAGCTGATGATATTTGCACCGCCACAGCATGGCAAAACAGAAATTGCCTCACGTCGTTTTCCTGCTTATTTCCTTGGCCACAATCCCGAAACAAAAGCAGCAGTAGCCAGTTATTCGGCAACGATAGCACACGAAATTGGCAGGGATATAAAAAACATTATCAATAGCCAGGAATATAGAGAAATTTTCCCGAAAGTGACAGCTGGTAAGAATGTGAATGGTAATACCAGTATGTCGGATGCAAGCCATTACTACCATATTTCCAGTACTGAAAAAAAGAATAATGGTTATGTGTATACTGTTGGCCGTGGCGGCTCTATTACTTCGAAAACTGTTGACCTTGGAATTATTGATGATATTTTGAAAGGTAGGGAAGAGGCTACAAGTGCAGGAGTAAAGGGTAAGATGTGGCAATGGTATAAAGATGATTGGCGTACCAGGATGCATAACGATAGTCAGGAATTGATAATGACAACACGATGGGCTGAAGATGATTTAGCAGGCAGGTTATTAAAAGAGGAAGCGGACCAGTGGGAGGTAATTATTTTTCCAGCAATTAAAACAGAAGATTATTCAGCCTATGATCACCGACAACCCGGCGAAGTTCTTTTCCCCGAAAAACATTCACTGGAACGCATCCTGCAAATAAAGAAGACTAATGAAACCAGTTATGATAGTTTATATCAGCAGAATCCTAAACCTAATACTAAACTGTTATGCCATCCTGATTTTAAAAAGGTAAAAGAGTTCCCGCTGGACTTGATCAACAAATGGATTATTGGTATTGACTACGGTATGAATGACGAAACAGTAGTGGTTGCTATTGGCTGCCATGAGAATAAACGTTATTGGAAAACATTGCTCTATCAACCAGGCAGGGAGATTATTAAAAATTATAAGGAGCAGGCTAAGGAAGAGGTAAGCGAAGCAGATACGGAAAAAGTCAACAACATTATCGTCAATGCCATTTACCAAGTAATTGTTAAGAATGGGCATGAGAAGTCACAGTGCTACAGTGAGCATGATAAGGTGAAGATTGTGAAGCTATTGGGTAAAGGGTTGCTGGTTTATTTGGCTCGTAAAACTATCAGCGAAGGTATTGAACGGGTGAATGAGCTGGATAATTATTATTTAGATACTGACCTGCAGATGTATAATGAGGTAAGTGTTTACCAGTTTAAGAATATCGGGGAAATAATATTGGATGAGCCTGTTGACGGTAATGACCATATTATGAATGCTGGCAGGTATGCGATTTATACTGACGATATTTTGAATGGGCAGGCGTAAAAATTTGTAATCAAAAACAAAAAGATATGAAAAAGATTAGTACTTTATTTAAAAAGAATCCTGAAAATTTAGGTTTAGTAATTAACGAAATCAACCCCGAAAACCAATGGGTATTTGATCAAGGAGTGAAATCAACAAGAAAGTATGATGGTATGGCATGCGCTATTATTAACGGAGAATTGTATAAAAGAAGAGATGTTAAAAAGGGTAAACAAATACCTATTGGCGCAATTGAGTGCCAAGAAGCTGATAAAATCACAGGTCATCATCCGCACTGGATAAAATGTTTCCCTGAAAACAAAGAAGATGAATTATTTTTTGAAGGTCTTGCCGCATTGAAATTACAAACAAAGTATCCGATTGAATTAGGATATGGAACTTATGAGTTATGCGGTGAAAAAATATCAACACAGAGATTTGACCCAAACTTTAATCCTGAAAAAATTTCAGGGCATTTAATGATACCACATGGTAAAGATATATTGAGTTTGCCTTCTTTAGAATTTGAAGCACTTAAACAATATTTAACCAATCCTGAAAATGATATTGAAGGTATTGTTTTCTACCATCCAGATGGCAGGATGTGCAAGATTCGGAAATCGGATTTTGGTATTAAAAGGTAAAATACTAAATTAAAAAACCGGGCCACTTATTGCAGCCCGGCTCCCCATTAAACATAAAAAATAAGACAAGTACAAAAACGCATTTAGATACACAAGGTAAAAATAATATTTAAAGTATTATATTAATTTTATAGCTTTGAATTACCGGCTCCCCGAAACCACGGATTTGTCAGGGAACCGCCAAGTGTGCGAGCGGCAAATCCGTATCTTGCCAACCAGTGTAAATTATAAAACAAAAAATGCCTATAATGAATTTGCGTTATGTTAAAGTAGCTTTGCTCATGAGCGTTAAGCGTTTAGTGGGCTTATTTAAAAAGAAAAAAAGTTGCGGAGCATTGCCGGATACGGCAAAAAAACACCCGCTTTCGGATTCGGGTGCAAACGCTAAAAGCGTTTTGAATAGTAGTAATTTTATTTTAAGCCAATTTCCTTGTTGTCAATTTGAGCGTAGTGTTCGTATAAATGTTTCCAATAAGCGTCCATATGTTCGTCAAGGTAGCTGGCATGCATACATCGAATCTCGTCTAAAGTAATACCCCTTTTATCCGCTTCCTGCTGTAATATTATATCTTCAAAAAAGTCTTTACTTACTTTTAATTCAACCAACAATTTCAGTATAATAGATAGTTGGTCGCTTTGGGTTACATTAAAACTAAAATCCTTTGGTAACATAATCTTCGCTTAATTCTCCGCTCTGAGGTGGCGAGAGCTTTTTCTTTTTAAATAAACCGCTAACAAAGCGGCTACTTAATATAACGACTAATTATAGGCTTTTTTGTTGCCTTTGGTTGGCAAGATTTTCGGGGAGCCGGTAACGGTCCCATATGCCCGGCTATAAAATTATTTCTCAAAAAAAATTAAAATAATACTTTGGTTATTAAAATAATTTATCTTTATGGCAACAAATGCCACCAATAACCGCCGAAATAGTAAAGAAACTTGATAATAAGGTGAGGTGTCTGTGCTGCAAAAGGATATTATTTGAAGGTGTAATTGAGCGTGGTTGCATTAATATTCAATGCCCATCATGCGGAACTGACAATGTATATTTTGTAGCAGGCGTTCAAAAGGATCGTTTTGTAAATAGTGGCAGAAGCATGGTGGATATGATAAAAAATACTGTGAAGTAGAGCAGCGGTAGCTCGTCGGTCTCATAAACCGAAGGTCGTTGGTTCGAATCCATCCTTCGCAACAAATAATTTTAATGAACCTAAAAGGTCGTGAGTGTAATGCTCCCGGCCTTTTTTTTATTCAAAAAATGAATTTAAAACAGGCAGGTAAAGAAATAATAAAAGGTAATATCGGCAATGCCTTTAGCCAGTTGTTGACACCATCAACATACCGTGGCAATAGTCCGTTACCTTCTCCTGCTGTTCCGCTTGATGTAATGGCCTTTGGCGGTGATGGTGTTGGCGCCTTTTATAGTTGGAATGGAATAGGCAGTTCTTTGACAGCATATGAAGAATGTCCGCCGTTAATGTCGGTGTGTAACCGCCGAGCCTTAGCATTTATCAATGCAACTATATCGGTAGTTAATAGCGCCGGTAAACCTTCTACCTCATCACAGAGTAAGCAGGTATTAAAGCGGCTGGCAAATCCTAATCCATTACAAACGACAGCAGCATTTTTAGCACAGGTACATATTTACATTGATTTGGTAGGCTATGCAGTTATTGCACCTATAAGGCCTGTTGGTTTTGAAATGTATGAATCGGAAAGCCTTTGGGTAATACCTCCAACATTATGCAGCCTTGGTTGTGATAGTACAGGATTGAATTTTACTACCGGCGGAATTGATTATGTGATGATAGGAGGCCGCAGGGTGAATACTTCAGATGTAATGATCATTACTGATATTAATCCATCCATCAGGGAAATGGTAATACCAGGTGCAAAAATCAAAAGCTTGGAATTGCCCATTAATAATATCATAGGCGCTTACCAAAGTGAAAGCACATTGATAAAGCACAGGGGGCCAACGGGGTTAATAACAAACGAGATCAGTACGCAAATGGGTGCACCATTGCCTTTATCCGATACCGAAAAGGCCAGAATACAGGCAGGCTTTAACCGGGCTTATGGCTTATTGAACGGACAAAGTCATGTTGTAATTACAAGTGCTGCATTAAAATATCAGAAAACTGGCTTCAATGCGGAAGAGCTTGGCCTGCATAAGACAATTGAAAACGGCACCAAAGCAATTTGTGATACGATCGGTTTCCCAACTGAGTTGATGGGTATCATCAACCCTACTTACAGCAACAAGGAAAGCGCTGATAAGGAGGTCTACACTAAATACATCATTCCTTCTGCAATCAGCATTGCTCAACAGCTTGGCAGCTACCTGTTGCCCATATCCGATAAGCTATGTTTTGATTATCGGCATGTACCTGAATTACAGCAGGACAAACAGAAAGAAGCGCAAGCCAGGAAGACTTTAATCGATAGCCTAAAAATAGAATTTGATTTGGATTTGATCACTCAAAACCAAATGTTGGAGCTGATGGGATTGCCGCCACTCGGTCCTGAAGGTGATTTAAGAAAATCACAAATACCTCCGGGCAATATTCCTTTAGCTGTTACACTTGGCGTTGGTGGCGTACAGGCTTTAACAGCAGTATTAGCTGCACAAGGTATTTCAGAAGAAGCAAGGCAGGCAACGCTTGAAGTAGTGTTTGGTTTGAAACCAGAAGATGCTAGAAGGATGAGTTCACAAGCTGCTACAGAAACATCACAAAATTCATTACAAACCACCGCTCAACAATAATGCAGACACTAATTATCATATCAGTAGTAATAATATTTTTTATCACAGCATGGATGTGTAAAAAGCAGTTGGTAAAAGTTCTTTTAAAACTGAAAGGCAAGCTGCATATTCAAAGCCTGCGTACTGCTATCAATGATGCTGATGCGGATAAAGAAAAAACCGATCGTAAGAATTTGGTAGTGTTCAATACATCTACCGGTGAATTTGAACCTGTGCAAAAAAGAATGCTGAAGGGTATTGCAAAAATGAAAAGCCAGAACAAAGTACCGGCAGGTTTTAGGCAACCAAAGGCGGTAAAGAAATCAGCATTGACTTTACAAAAAGTGAAGCATGTTGAAAACAAATCATTATACGTAACTAAATAATTTTTATGTCAAATACCGGAAACTATTGCGGCTCACCTGAATTAAAACAGGCCTTAGCCGATAAAGATAAAAAGCCTGCACCTCTAGTTGATAAAGCTGCATTGGCCGCATCAATTAAGGATAAGGAAAACAAAATTGCCAATAATCAAACCGTAAGAAAATGAGCAAACCAACAATGAAAATCGGCGGCGTAACAGTACCGCAAGGTTTAACTCAAAAAGAGTTATTAAAATTTCTTGTTGAAAATAAAAGTATCCTGATTGCTGAAAAGCGATCGGCTATCAAATATGCTGATGCCATTGAGGTAGGAAGCAGTATAAAATACTTTGTTGATAAGGAAGGCAAACTTAATAAAGGTGTGTTGGAAGAAACTGCAAAGGCAGAGATCGGCGGTCCTGAAACGGTCCTTTGTGTTATCAATACCACTAACTGGATGGATAGCCACAGTGATGTGCACATGCCAGGTATATGGAGTAAATCCATTAAAGAAAATAAAAGCTTCTTACATCTGCAGGAGCATCAAATGAAGTTTACCAACATCATCAGCGATGAGGCTAAAGGTTATACCGAATCAATGAGCTGGAAAGATCTTGGACTTGATTTACCAGGTGTAACTGAAGCATTAATATTCGCTACTCCACTTAGTGGCCGTAACGAATATATGGAAGATCAGTATCGCAAAGGGTTTGTAAAAAACCATAGTGTTGGAATGAGGTACGTGGTAATAAAATTATGTGTTAACGAACCAGAAGATGAATGGTACAAAGAAGAGTATGCTAACTGGGTTACCTATTCGCCAAAGGTAGCTAACCTGGTTGATGCCGAGGCGCAAGGTTATTTTTGGGCAGTGCTGGAGGCACAAATAATTGAAGGTAGTGCTGTACCAAAAGGCAGCAACATCATAACACCAACGATTGGTTTTAAATCCGTTCAGCCGGCAGTAGCCACTGAAAAGAATGAGCCGGAGCAATCCACTCAGGTAAAGGAAGTAAACTGGGATAAGGTGGGGGATTTTTTATTACAATCATAATCAAAAAACAAAATCTTTTCAGACATGAAAAAGTTAAAAACAAATAAGTATTTGCTGGTTGGCCTTAGCATACTTGTAACCGTTGCCCTATTTATTTTCGGGCAGCATGGCCATAATGAAGCTACTGGTATGGCTCTTGCAAATGCCGGTGCTGTAGTTACGTTGAGTGAAGCTGAAAAAGCAGGCTTTAATGAGCAGGAACAAAAAGTAATTCTTGCCGTTAAAAAGTATGCTGAACAAATGAAGGAAGGCATTACTGCCGGTTTAATCAGCAAAGATGAAATTGCCGGAATAATTGCTGGTACCAAGCTTGATAAAGAAGCTGGTGATGAAGCCAAAACTTTGAAAGAGCGCTTGGAAGAGTTAAAAGAAATTGCCCGTAAACAAGGCACTACTTTAACCGAATTAGGTTTAAAAATGAACGGCGTTGAAACTGGTAATAAATCTATTGCTCAGGTAATGGAAGAAAGCAAAGAGGATTTAAGGAAAATTTATACTGCTGGTTCTGGTGTTAAGCAGTTCATGATCTTGACAAATGAGAAAGGTCAATATGTTGCTCGTCCTTATGATCCAACTAAAGCAGCTACACCTCATGCTACTATTGATAATATGAATGGTAACGGTGGTACAGCTTCTATTGCTCAAAGCATAAGTGCTGCTACTATTCTGCGTATGGGAGGCGATGCCCCAATACAAAGCCAGTATAGAAATACACCATGGATATTTGATTTGTGCAATTTGGTAAATGTTGGTATCGATGTTCCTTTTGCTATTTGGTATGATGAGCAAATAAAACAAGGATCTTCCGCTAATGTAGCTGAAGGTGTTACCAAACCAAAAACACAATATGCTTATGAACTGAAGAGTAGCAACTATAAAAAAGAAGCCACTCTTTTAGGATTCAGCGAAGAATTCTCTATGGATTTTGCCCGTCTGCAATCAGATATATTAGGCAAGGGTCGTACAGATTTGATTAATAGGATCAATGCTGCTGTATTGGTTAATGTAAAAGCTGCTGCAACTGCATACAGTACGCAAGCTCAATTTGGTTTAAGGCCTGCTGCTAACGTTAACGATTGGTTGGTACTAGCTGCAATGGCTGCCCAGGTTGACAATGCAACTTTTGGCGCTAATGCAAATGCTGCAATCATGAGCACCTTTAAAAAATATAATCTTGGTACACAGCAAACCACTCAAAACGAATGGTTAGATGTTCCGAGCGTATTGCAGAATCTTGGTTTAGTTGGCAATCCTGATTTAGGTGCCGATGATATCCTTGTAGGGGACTTCAAGCAATATAACATTTTGTTACGTGGTGGCTTGATAGTTAAGGTAGGCCATAACGGAACCGACTTTGCAGAAAATATGTACAGCACAGTTATGGAGCAATTCTACTATGACTACATCAGTTCTTTAAGAACTCCTGCAATTGTTAAAGGTGCTGACTTTGCTACTGTTAAAACAGCGCTTACTCAACCATAATTTTTAACCAAAATAATTTTCAAAATGGAACACACAATCGATGCGACAGTTACAGTAACTCAACTGCCTTCAAGAACAGGACCTCAGTATAAAAACCCGGGTGATGTATCATTCACAGTTAATTATGCAGAGGGGTATAGCGGCGCAAAATCATGGCCTAATGGTAAAGAGCTAACCGTTTCCAAAGAGGTAGCCGAAGATTTCACAGGTCGTGGAATTGGACACGTTACTCCGGAAGAAAAAGCGGAAGGAACACAACCAGAAGAGCTAACCGTTTCCAAAGAGGTAGCCGAAGATGATAAAGCATCTGAAGCTAATGATGGAAAGGAAGAGGTGAAAACCGAAAAGTTAAAAGGTAAAAAGTAAATGCCGAATTAGTTGTGTGTTCTTAGTTTTTCAATTGATCATCATTAAAACATTTATAATGAAAAAACTTTTTTTAATCGCTGGAATCGCTGCTTTATTTATAGCAGCCGTTCCTTCAATATCTGTGAATGCACAGATGGCCGTGCCAAAGGCGATGACAACAACTGCCTTCGGTAACGTTATCGATACTGTTGATAATACCGAGCAGCATGTTACTACACCTGCTGACGGTCTTATCAAGAACTGGAAAGCTGGTGCTACTGCAATGGTAGTAGTAAAGAAAATTTCCGGAACAGTCGGCGGTACATTGGTATTGCAAGGTAGCATGGACGGTACCGAATGGGTAACCATAGGTTCTGCCGCTACCGTAACAGATGCTTCAAACAACTATTCATTTAATACTACTGTGAGGTATTATTATTTCCGAATCAGTTGGACAGGCACCGGTACCATGTCGGCCAGCTTTAGACCATACCTGTTTACTTACTAAGTTTAAATCATGGCACTATACGAACCATTCATTGACAGAACATATTTTATCGGGCCAATAACTATTGGTCAGGTAGATCAGCAGGCAGTAGAAGATGAGCTAAACCTTTTTATTCGCAAACACGAGTACGAATTTTTAGTTCAGCTTCTCGGTCTGCCCTTGTACAAATCATTTTATGAAGGAATGCAGGGTAATGCAGTTGATGAAAGGTGGAAGGCTATGGCATACGGCAGTTTCTTTTTGCTGGATGTAAACACAGTAAAAACCGGCTACAAAAGAAATTCAATGGGTGGTTCTTATTGCATACCCGTTGGAGAATATTACGATCAAATGCCGGTTAGTTACAAAGGCCTTGTAAAGCGTCCTGATGGTGATGAAAACACCGACTTTTTAAGTGCTGGTTATGGTGCTGAAAGCCCAATTGCAAAGTACGTGTACTACTACTGGATGATGAGCCATGCTTCCGTTAGCGGCGGCACAGGTGAAAGTATTCAGCAGGTACAGAATGGCCAGGCTATTACTAACAACCGTAAGATGATCAACGCATGGAATGAAATGTGTAATGAGGTAGAAACCTTTTACTTTTTTCTTGACATGCATATTGCTGATTATCCTGAGTTTAATTTGATACCTGATGCAAGATTTTCACCATTGCCAATAAACGAATTTAATCTGTTGTAAATGGTACCTGTAGTTAACATAGTAACGGAGGTGGTACAAAAGGTTAGCGTTGCAATTACGCCATACCTACAAACCATCAACAATAAATATGAAGGTGTTCGTTTCGATTATGGGCACCCGGCAGATATCATTGCAAAGATTGTTCAGTTTGGTCCAACAGAGGAAAACCGGTTTAAAAAATATCCATTGATCGGATTGTTTTTAGACTTTCCTCAAACCCGTGGCGTAAATAATGAAACGGAAACCCGGGTAAAATTGAGCATGTTTATTTGCATTGGAACGCAGGCAAACTACACACCACAGCAGCGTACGCAACAATCGTTTGTGCCAATATTAATACCGATCTATGATGAACTGATGAAACAGTTTTTAAAACATAATGCAGTCATCAAACCGGAAAATTTAAAAATACCTCACGAATATGTAGAGCGCTACCAGTGGGGTAAAGGTGGATTGGAATATTATGACAATGGAAAGAAAAACGTTTTTAACGATTTCATTGATGCGATAGAACTGATCAACCTGGAACTGGATTTAAAAAACATTTGTTAATCAAAATAAATTATTTCACATGAACGTAAATACTATTTCCTGTCTTGCACAGAATGCAAATACAGGATATGCAGACTGCCCTGTTCATATAAAATTTGAAGGGGCAATCGAAGTACCAGCCAGTAAGAGATTTACCAAGGCTGAAGTACAGGCATTAGGCACAACCCTGAATGCCATGATCATAAATGCTTCCAAAAGCAGCCGTGCATTTCCTTTTCCGCCATTCATTAAAGATGAAAGTACAGGAGGTGATCCCAACAATGTTGAGTTTGATAATGGAGAAGAAATTACTACCTGGGAGAACTATTACAAATTGAATTTCAGTTTTTATCGTGGTGGTTTGCCGTTAAGTAATGCATTACGTAGCCGTAATGGCCGTGACACAGCATTTCTTTTTTATGGTAACGGTATTGTTTTCGGTACTACAATCAATGGCGAATATGCCGGCGTACCGGTGTATAATTTTTGGAGCACAGCAAAACCAGGTGCTTTCAAAAGAGAGAATGCATACAGCTGGAAAGGCTCAACTCCCGTTCCTTTCTTAACTGATAAGGTATGGTATGTAGAAGATGACTTTGGCGCTGCTGACCTTAAAGGTTTGCATATCGTTGATTTATCAACTACTACTACTCCGGAAGTAAGTGCAACCGGCCTTGCAATTCTTGATGTAAAAGAAAGAGGTTACGGTACCGATTACGGTGCATTGTACCCTACAGAATTGGCAGCAGTAACATGGACCTGTAAAAACAGGGCAACAGGTTTAGCAATTGTTGTAACTGGTGTAACCGTTGTAGGTGGTAAACTGAATGTTAACCTGGATGATACCGATCTTAACTATCCTGCAACTGGTGAATGGTTAACAATCGTTCCTCCAAATGTTACATCATTGATTGCAGGTGGTATTCTTAATGCAGAAATTGAGCCATTGGATATTAAAGTAACCGTTTAAAATTCTATTCCCTTTAAAAATAAAAAGGCTGCTGCATAGGTAGCGGCCTTTTTTAAATCTTCCTTTTATGATGCTCAATGATATCCAATTTAATATTGCATGGTGGTTAAAAACCTGCTCAACAGCAGACGCCTTTGCCGACCATCCAAAAAATAAACACCTCATCGACGGAAGAAAATGCAAACGGGAAGATCTGGTTTTATACTTCAATAAAATTTCCGGCCATGACAATCAAGGAGTACAACAAGAAGTTTCAGAAGCTGGACTTCAGCAAAGCAGTACAGCAGAGCATAGCGGCGAAGGCGTCACAGATAGCCGACCTGCAAGCGATACAAATGTCCAAAGGCCAAAAAAGAGACGGCAATCTAATGCCTGATTATTCGGAGCGATCAATTAATGAATTTGGAAAAAAGCCCGGGCCATGGAGATTGAAAGAAACAGGTGCTTTTTATTTGGGCATTACCGTTAAGGATATCAATGAAAAAGGATGGACGCTAACCAGTACCGATAGTAAAACTGCTATGCTGGAAAAGAAAGCCGGTAAAAGGATCTTTGGTTTAAATGATGAAACACGGGCAGGCGGTTCAGAAAGTGAACCATTGGCAACCGGAATAATATTACCGGAATTAAAAAAGCAGATGGAAGCCCAAACAGGATTAAAATTTTAAATGCTCCCCGATGGAAAATGAAGGCTGTATAGGTTGTACTCAGCAGGCAATTGCCAACCGCAACCAAAAAACCATTACCCAATTAGAAGCACAAAAATATACTAATGAAAAAAAGGTTAACACAGTTGTATATTTTGATGGTACAGTGTATCAATTTTGTGAAGAGCAAGCTGCCAGACAAATGGCGCAAACAAATATCATCGGCTTATATACTCCACAACATTGAGACCTTACCATTATCAGCATTTATCGACTGCATTACAGGCCGATCATTGCAAGGTTTAATTATTTCCGGAAAACCATCACAAGATATTTTAAAGCTGAAATTTGACAGCATCACCATTGACTATTACGATATTATTGGTGGCGAAAGCAATACCATTTATGCCGGGTTACTAAAAAGGAAAACACGTTTGCAATCAAAGCAAACTCAATTATATGCCATCATTAAAATATACCTTCTAAATAAAAGCCCTGAGTTGAAAAAGCTGATGAGTAAGAACGGTTTTTATTTTGAAAAAGATTTACCTGATAATATTCTCATCAAAAAATATGAAGCCTTTGCAAAAGGTATGGCTATCGATCTGGAGCATGTAGAAAAAGATATTGCTAACTTTTTAAAGAGCAATGGAGGCGATGGCAAGCCGGTTACCAGAGAAACTTATATCAGCAATATTATTTCAATGGCAAAAGAAAATTTTATCGTTGATATCAATAAATCAACAGCTGAATATTATGCCTTAACGTTCAAAGCATTTAACCAATTTATGGAAATTAAAGCCGCAGCATAATGCCAAATACAGATATTATATCAGACGTAGTAGCAAGTGAAGCATTTAAGAATGTAATAAAAATGCAGGAGGCGATGGATCTGCTGGAAAAGAAGTTTGTTTCCACTGCACAGGCTGCTGATATTGCTAATGCTGCCATATCCGGTTCAAAAGGAATTAAAGAACTACAGGCCGCTACTGCTAATTTAAACACCGAAAACGAACAGCTTTTAAAACTTGAAAAAGAAATTGCCAACACAGCAGCCAAACGTGCTATTGCTGAAAGTAATTTAGGTAAGGTGTTAGCAGAGGAAAAGCTGATGCTGGAGCAACTGAATAAAGAGAATAAGAACCGGGCAAAATTGCAGTTAACAGAAGCCGGTAGCCTAGCCCGTATAGATGCTGTTATACTTAAACTACAAGCCAGCCAGCGGGCTTTAAATCTTACCACTGATGAAGGGCAGAAAAAAAATGAGCTGTATAAAAAATCAATTGACAGGTTATCGGAAGCAAGAAAAAGAGATAGCGATTCGGTTACACAACAAAGATTAAACGTTGGTAATTACCAAGGTGCTGCAAAAACTATTGTTGAAGCCCTGGAAAAAGAAAAAAAGAAACTGGAAGAACTGCAAAAAATTAAAGTGCAGTATGCCAGTACATCATATAAGCCAGCTAATACAGGTGGCGCAAGTTCTAATACTATTAGTGGCGGCTTTGGTTTTGGTCAGGGCAACCGGTCCATGGATCAGATCAATAAAGAAATTGCTGAATCTACCACAAAATTTAAAGCACTACAGGCCATAGTTGATAAACCACAATTTTTAAAAGTAACCGCTGGAGCTGGTGATGCTACAAAGCAATTAGCCTTTTTAAGGAAAGAATTAATTAATCTGGAAGTAAATGGATTGGGTGATTCGCAGGCGGCAAATGATTTACGTAAAAGCTTAGCTGAATTAACCGACCAAATTGCTGATGCAAAGCAGGAAGTAAAAGCATTGTCTTCTGATACCCGTGGTATGGATTTATTTGCAGGATCTGTTTCTTTTGCTGCTGATGTTTTCCAAACAGCCGCTGGTGCAGCAGTATTATTTGGCGCTAGTGAAGAAGATGCTGCTGAAGCTACAAGAACTCTAGTAGCAATTCAATCTATCTCTAACGGTGTAAAAGGAATAGGTAATGAATTAACTACCCGTGGTACGGCCGCAAACTTAGTTTATACAGTAGGGCAAAGAGCTTTTGCAACAGCGACAGATGCAAGTGCAGCGGCTCAATTGAGACTTGCAGCAGCTTCAAAGTTACTATTTGGATTAGGTATTGCGGCAGGCATAGCCTTTCTTATAATTAAAATTATTCAATATAGAAACGCTGCAAGAGAAGCTGCAAGGGAAAGTCTGCTTATGGCAGAGGTAAATAAAAAAGTAGCGGAATCGGCAGGACAAGAACTTGCTAGCCTTAGCGCTCTTTATAAAGTTGCCACCAATACTACTTTATCAATTAAGGAACGGAAAAAGGCAGTCAATGAATTGCAGGATCAATATCCAGATTATTTTAAAAATATAAAAGATGAGGTTATTCTGCAAGGGAAAGCAGCGGATGCTTATGATAAAACAAAACTTGCAATTTTAGAAACTGCTAAAACAAGGGCTATTGAATCAAAGCTAGCTGAATTAGCTTCTAAAGAATTGCAAATAACTTTTGATAATGAAGATAAGGCATTAGCAAAGAGGGATGCAATGACGCAAGATAGAATTAACAAGCAAAAATTAGCAGCAAAAAAAGCAAGTGGGGATGGTAGCGGAATTTCACCTGAAGCTTTCTTAGCTGGACAGGGTGCAGTAGATGCTATTAATGAAAGTTTAACTGAATCAAATAAAGAACTTGCTGACATCGCAAAAGACAGAGCATTTTTATTAGGTCAAATTACTTCATCAGGAATCGCAAAACCTAAAGAAGAGAAGGTAGATAATAAAGCATTAAATGCTGCCAAAAAGATGGCAGATGAATTGGCAAAATTTAACAGTAAACTTTCTGCTGATGAATTAAAAGCAAAGCAAGCCGTAGACCAACTCAAATTAAAACAAGCTTCCGATACCTTTAAAAGAATTGCTGATGATGAGAAAGCTTCATTGCAGGAAAGGCTAATAGCTAATGGCTTTTATTATGGAGCACTTCAAAAAACAATAACCAATAATGCAGAGTTTGAAAAACAGCAACTGATAAACGGTACCATAAAAGAAAAAGAAGAAATATTAAAGAGAAAACTTAGCCAACAGGAAAAAGCGGATCTTCTTTTACAAATCAATAATCAGCTTGTTGCGATAGAAAAGAAAACGCAGGATGAAATTGGGCAGGTTTACCGTGATGGCATTGCTAATCAGAAGAAGTTGATAGAAGAGAATGTTGCCATGCAGATTGAAGCATTAACAAAAGCATCAGCTGGCAGGATTTCTCAAATCAATACTGCCGAGTCTTTGGAATTAATAGCGCTAGAGGATAAGTATAAAAATGGTAATGTAACATTTGAAGATTATGAAAAGGAGAGACTAAAAATTCAAGAGGCTTATTCTTTAAAAAGATTAGAGGATGAATTAAATACTGCTGAAAAGTTACTTAAAATAGCAAAGGCTGCTGGCAATGATACCAAAAAAGCAGAAGAGGATATTGCAGCAATTAAATTAAAAATTAAGGAAAATACAAGTGCTGCATCAAAGACGAAAAATAAAAAGGAGTTACAGGATGAAATTGAATTACTGAAGAAAAAGAAAGATTTGTGGATGGAGTTAGGAATGACTTTAAAAGATACAGTATTCTCCTTTATTGATTCCGGTTTTGAGCGCCAAAAAAATACCCTTGAAAAAGAAAAGACATTAATTGATGAAAGAAGAGATGCAGAATTAGCCCGTATAAATAAACTGAATATTAGTGAAGCGGATAAAGCCGATAAAATAAAAATACTTGATGCTAATGTTCAGGCGCAAAAAGAAGCTATTGCCCGTAGGCAAAAACAAATTGATATTCAAAAGGCAAAGGCTGATAAGGTAAAAGCAATATTTGATATTGGAATAAATACGGCTGTTGCTATAATGAAAGTTGCGCCTAATGCTGTTTTAATGGCACTTACCGCTGCAATTGGTGCCTTACAATTAGCCGCTGTTATTGCCCGGCCTATTCCTGAATACTGGACTGGTACCGATGATAGTAAAGGTGGCCCAGTATGGTTAGGTGAGCGTGGTAAAGAGTTATTGATCACCCCGGATAATAAGGCTTTTGAAACACCTGGTACCGCAACACTGGCAAATATTCCTGCACATAGTAAAGTAATCAACAATACCGAGTATATGCGAATGATAAGGGATAATGAAATAAACACGGTAACAAAAAATAATCGTCCGGTTGATGAGCGGGCATTCCTGCAATGGCAAACAAAGCAAGCTGAAAAAAATACTGAAGAAATTGTTAACGCAATTAAAAATGCTCCACAGGTTATAAATAAAATTTCACCATACGGTATTGAATCTTTCAAAAAGAGTGGACAAAGTTGGAATGAATACATTGATAAAAAAGTTCGTTTTAAAAATTAAGTATGCAAGGCCCAAAATTCAAATACTACTTTAAAAATCAGGCAGGATTATACTACTTTATTGATGAGCTCGATACAGTACAGGTAACTGTTTCTAAAACGGAAATAGTTCATGCCCCAAAAGGATGGATGGAGATGATTGCCGGCCTTATGCATAACACCAAACGAAAAGGCAATTTTAAAAAAATAAGTACACCACTGCAGTTTGTAATTGATGGTAAAAAAATACTGGATTATATCGCCGCATACGAGGGTACCCAAGGCTATCTTGATTTTGTAATTGAGCAACAAGTGCCGGATGATTTTAGTTATACACTTTTCTTTAATGGTACCATCGATTTTGAAGAGTATGTTTTTGGCGATGTATTTAGTACTGCCAATATACGGGAGCAAACATTGCTTGATATTATTGAAGCAAAAGGATCTGTAGTTTATGAAATTATTCTGGATGATACCAATGCGGTAGATGTGCAGGAAGATGGTATAAACCTCCATTATAAAACGCTGGATACTGTTGTAGATGGATTTGGTACCAGCAGCAGTTGGAATACGGGCAGGCATATTGTAGAATTAATTGAAGCCAGCAGCGAAAACCCATATACAAAACCAACAACAAGAACAAAATATACTAATCATCCCGGTGATGTGCCTGGTACTAATGGAGAGTTTTATGTTGCTGAGGTAGCAGGAAATTTAAAAATAGAATTTGATTATAAAGTTTTTGTAAAATGGACGGATTCGGGCAGTGTACCTGGTCCGGGCAGTGCATTGCGTTATGATATTTTAAAAAGAAAAGTTGATGGTTCATTTTTTAATAATATAATTTATCAGGTTCTAGGGCAAACTAATATTTTTTCAGTATCCTACTTAACAGGTAAACTACATCATATAGTTGGATCAATAAATTTAACGCTTGATCCTGGCGATAAGCTTTATTTATGTTGCAATGTTTCGGGCATGAATGCTTTAGCACAACCCTGCATGACAACCTATCAGGATAGTCCCGCAGAATTTATTATCGACAGCCTACAAAGATCACCGGCAACCATGCACAAAGCAATAAGGCCATATAAACTTTGGCAGGAACTAATTGCTAAAGCAACCAACGGTGCATATGGTGCTATAAGCCCTTTTCTTTTTGCCAATAATAATCTTATTCTTATTCCGGGTTCATCTTTACGTGGCGATGCGGTTATCAGCATTAAAACAACTTTGGATGAATTTTTAAAATACTGTTGGGTAAATCATGTTGCTGTAATTACTGATATTATTGGGCAAAATGGAGAGATAAAACATTTTGCCGATACTTTTATTGATGCAGAAGTAATGCAACTGGGGGAGGTAGCTAATTTTGAATGGTCATTTAGCAAAGAGCATCATGTAAGTACTATAAAAGTGGGGTACGAAAACATTGATTTTGGAGTAGATAATCAGATCAATGGTAAAGATGAGTTTAATCAAACCAATCATTTTACTACCGGGCAGGATAAGCTGAAAGCGGAATATGATATTGTAAGTCCATACATTGCCAGCATGTATGCCCACGAATTATTGAGGGTAAATTTTGGCAACAGAAAAACTACCGATAACAAAAGTGATAATAAAGTTTTTATACTGGATGCAGAGCAGGGTACAGATGTGCAATGGTACAATGGGCCTTTTACTGTAGATGCTGTTAATAGAAGAATAATAATTCCTAAAGCACTTTCAAATGTTCCGCCAACAATTACAATCAGCAATGCTGCAGCAAACAACGGTGTATTTACAGTGCAATCTGTTTCTGTAGTAGGCAATACAACCACTATACAATTGCCTTTAATACTGGTTTTAACAGCAGGCAATTTTTCCGGCCTCATTTCTTATTTTGATGCCGCCGTTTATCAGCCCAGAAGGCCGGCATTTGTAACCGTAACAGGATTGCTTGATCCTGCAAGTGCTTTTAATATTGAAATAAGTCCTAAGCATTTACTGTTGCTTCATGCCGCAATAATAAGTGCTGGTGTTTACAACAGTACTGCCAATGCTGCATTGGATACCCTTAAATTTCAAAGCGGCGATAAGAATGTATTACTTTCTGTTTCTTATGATAATGTAGCATTTGTAACAGAAAATGCTGATGAATTATTGAGCCTGTTGCCTCAGCCGCATTATATTCCAGTAGTCTTCACTTTCGAAACTGACTACCGCTCCGATATCTATACTTTTATGCAGGGCACTAATAAATACAGGTATATAAGTTTTACATGGAAAGGAATAAACCTCAGTGGTTATGTTTTGGATATTACCAACAATCCTGATAATGATGCAAAACAAAAATGGAAACTATTAAGTACCGCCACACCTAACATTTTAAATTTAATATAATGGATCCTTACATTCTAATACCAGATCTCAATCCTGTCAAATACGTTAAAAAAGATGTAGCTGATACAGACAATATTTATCTTTTTGATAAGTACAATTACGAGCATACAGTGCAACGTTTTGAAGGCTATAGAGATTATACTCAAAAATGGGTTAATAAGGATTTGGTAAGGCAGCAAATATGGAGCAGTGGTGTAGATATTTGTAATATAGATTTGGTGGATTGCAATGGCGTAGTCATTCAAAATTACCCTGGCAATATTGCGCTGCCCAATTTTATAATTAATGGCACCAGTTACAATATTATTCAGTTTGATACCGATACCACATTATTGGCCACCGGCAGATGTTTCTTTATAATAAATTATACCGTAACCGGCGATGCTAATACTTATAAATTAATAAGTGAGCCGCAAGAAATAGTTGCTGAATTAAAGCCAAGCATACTTTTAAAATACAGCAACACGGTTAATGAATTCAATACCATTTTTAAAACGTCATTTGGCAGTTTTTTTGAGCAGCATTTTTATTTAAGGGTAGAAGGCAGGGTGGTTGCTGATAAGCCAAATGTGGTGAGGCAAACTTATGAGGATCAGATTTTAGATCTTACTCAGCTTAATGCAAAACCATTCGACACTTTTAAATTTAAATTTGGCAGCGGCGCCGGTATTCCAAAATGGATGGGCAGTAAGTTAAACATGGCTATTGCTTGTAATACTGTTTCAGCAGATAATATACAATTTACTTTTTTAGAAGAGTTGGAAGAAAAGAATAGCGGGTATTATACCAGATACCTTTATGAAATTGTTGCCAGATATAAGGAGATAAAGTACGTAAAGCAACATTTTGTACCATCTGAACCGGGTGGAATAGGTCCATTTACTTTACCAGATGGCATTGAAACAGTAGCCTACAGTTTTATCTATAGTTTATCAGGCATGCAACCATTTAGTTTAGGCGCAATAACTAAACCGGCATGGATGACGGTAATAATATCCGGTAATAAATTGATATTTGGCGGCACACCTGCAAATAGTGATGTGGGTACTAATATTTCGGTATCAGTTGTAGTTACTAATGCTACAGGCTCTATAACATTAGCTGATTTAATTGATGTGCTTGCAATTGCAGCATGTGTACCAGTTTCCTTTACTTTATTACCCAAATTACCTTCTGCTGTAGCTGGTCAGCCTTATTTGGCATCAATACCATTAGCAGGTACAGCACCATATATTTTAAGTAGTGTTGTTAAACCAGCCTGGGCAACAGTATCAGCATCATTAACAGGCATCGATATATCAGGTACTCCAACAGTGCCTGCTGCTGATGTGGAATTTAGCTTTGATATTAGCAATTGTGGTGGCGGTCCTGCTAATACTATCAATTTTTCACAATTTATTAATGTTACATCAGGCATAATCATTACAGGTACAACCAGTTTTGATCTTGCAACAGCTTCAGGATCTGGTAATATAATTGCAATACCTGGTACACTGGTAACAGTAAATATTGAAGCTCAAGGTATAGCAGGCGAAACATTTACATTAGATACCGCTATAGTAGGTGCCGGCGTAACTGGTTCAACCAATGTTACTAATGGATTAACAACTTATACTTTTGTAATGCCTGCAATGGGTAATGTGGCATGGAGTGCAACATACACTGCAACTGATCCTGCAGGAAGTGGATCAATATCTGTATCGTAAAAAAATAACTCAATTAAATTAATACAAAAAGTATTATTTTTGAATAGGTAAAGTAAAAAACTAAAAATATTTTTTTGAACCGCAAAGGTCATGGCTTAATTGCCCATGGCCTTTTATTTTTTTTAAGATGTCAACCATTAACGCAAACATTGCAGCAGAAGTAAATTTCACCATGCGTAAAGGAGATACTTATGATCTTCCTTTTGAGTTTGAAAATGCTGATGAAAGTCCGTTATCATTAGTAGGCGCATCTATCCTTTGGCAGTTTAGAAAAACAAATAAAGAGGGAGATCTTTTGCAAACAGTTACCCAGGCTATTGGCGGTGCTATTGTAGCGCCTAATAAATTTCAGCCAAATTTTATTGTGGCAATGCCGGCTGGCACACACTATACAGATTTTCAAATAACATTTCCTTCCGGTAAAATTTCAACTTTTTTTGAAGGGAAAGTTACTGTAGTACAAGATGTAAGTAACTCATGAGTGATGTAACAGTAAATATTACAAGTAATCCAGCTGCTAATGTTGTGGTAAGTAACCAGCAACGGGCAGTTGTAGTAATGCATACTGAAGAAAAATTATTGATAAATGTTCCGACACCGGAAAAGATAAATGTGCTTACTAATTCTACAGGTAGTGCAAGGGTTTTATTCGCAGCTAACCAGGCAATAAATGGTGCAAGTGCTTATGAAATATGGCTTTCTTTTCCCGGTAATGCAGGCAAAACAGAACAGGAATTTATTGATGATTTAAAAGGTGATACCGGTGCAACAGGGCCTGCTGGACCGCAGGGATCACAAGGATTAACGGGCAATACAGGCTCTGCTGGTTCACAAGGCATACAGGGAGAAATTGGTCCGCAAGGTCCGGCAGGTGTTCAAGGTATAAAAGGAGACACTGGGGATACCGGTCCACAAGGGCCACAGGGTATTCAGGGGTTAACGGGAGATACAGGACCGCAAGGTTTAATTGGTTTGACGGGAGCAACCGGTGCTACAGGTGCGCAAGGAATTCAGGGCGTGAAAGGAGATACCGGTGATGTAGGACCGCAAGGCCCAACCGGTTTACAAGGAATTCAGGGAGTACAAGGCATACAAGGGCCTCAAGGTATACAAGGCGAGCCAGGCCAAGACAATAACAGTATTATGAATGCAATAATATTCGGATAATGAAAAAATCAGTGATAGGAGAAGTTGTATTTGTACCTGCATCAAAAACTATTGATGCAGGTATTACTGATTTTGATATTCGTAATCTGTACGCCATCATCAATCAAACAGCAGGACAGATAATTTATGCAACTGGTACAGCAGGAAAAGGGTTTACAGGTATTAGCGGAAATATAATTACGCTGGAATATGATACAGCTGCAATGAATGCAAATGATGTGCTGCAAATTATTTATGATGATAGTGAAGATTCTGAAATAAAACAGGCGCTGTATGAAGTAGCGGAAAGGCTTAGTTTTTTAGCAGGTGTAAAAGGTGTACTGGCAGATTTAAGAGTAACTCCAACTGGTACGGTAACTATTGCAGGCAATATTACTACAGTAACCACGGTTACAACAGTCGGTACCGTAAGTAACCAAACAAGTATTGGTGGCTTTAGTGCTAATCAGCAAATACCCTCTTCGCAAAATACGGCAGCAGTATTGTCAAACATCAATAACATCATTCAATCATAAACAATGGCAATTATAAATAAAAATCTTCCTTTAGTACATCGCAAAGAGTTTCAAATGATGACTCCTGCACCGGTAGCTACTGCTGCAGGAGCTTTTATTGTAACTGATAATAAAGAAAGAGATAACCTTGCTTTATATGTTGTAAATGCTACCACTCATTATCTGTACCATCATGATGAAGATGCGTGGGTGCAAATTCCGTCTTTAGCACTTGCCGGTACATTTGGCGCAGGCTCATGTGGCACCCGTAGAAGGTGGAGCAATACTTTAACTGCTAATGGAGGCAGCACTACAACTGCAACAACAACTGCAAATATCAGCGGCCTTTGCATTGGTAAAACAGTAAGGTTTTTAACAGGCGCAAATGCAGGCAGAGAAGCTACAATTACAGGGGCAATAATAACTCCTGCAGGTACATCAACAATACAATTTGATGCTTTAGCATCAGCAGTAGTTAATACAGATACATTTGTAATTGATACAGGTCTTTTTGTACTTATCAATGCAGGTACAATTGGTGCAGGAAGTTTTAGAAGTTACGATCCATTAACAGGCGTGGCCACTTCATTAACTACTACAGGTTTACCAGCAACGTTTGGTACTGAAGGAAGACTCGTTTCAACATCTTCTGTAGATGCTTTTGCAACAGGCACTGCTACCGCAGGTGCAGCATCTACTTTAACCAATGCTAGTAAAACATGGGCCACAAATAAATGGGTCAATTTTCAAGTTAGAATTATTGCAGGCACAGGCATAGGTCAGGTAAGAACAATTGCCAGCAATACCGGAACTGTTCTTACAGTTTCTTCCAACTGGACAGTAAATCCAGATGCTACCAGCGTTTACAATATTGAAGGCAATGACGATTATCTATATCTGTTAGGTAACAATGCTGTTACTATGTACAGGTATTCATTTTCCGGTAACTCTTGGACAACCATGGCGCCTACAGCTGCAAGAGCTGCTGCAATGGTTGCAGGCGGTGGCGCTAACTGGATTCAGCTAACAGGCGATACTAATTTTGATGATGAAAGTACAGGCAATGCAGGGAAGTATATTTTTTCTTTCCGTGGTGGTGCAGGTGCAATACTAGACCGTTTTGATATTACAGGCGGCACAGCCGGTGCTGGTGCATGGGCTGCTATCACTTACATAAATCAATCAGAAACATTTACTACAGGCAGTAGTTATGCAGCTTTTGGCCGCTATATAATTTGCCGAAAAGATGCTACCCATCGATATTTTAAATATTCAGTAAGAGGTAACTATATGGAGCCACTTGCAACTAATCTTTATCCAGATGGGGCAGCTTTATTAGGTGATAAAACCTGGGTTAAAAATTATATGGAAGGCAGCGCAGTAAAATTAACCTGGTTGTATTCTTTAAGAAATACAGGAACTGAATTACACAGAATGCTTTTAATTTAAAAATAACTCAATGAAAAAATTACTTTTTGCACTATCATTATTTATCAGTTTTTCAGTATCTGCACAACGCATGTTAGTACTGCCGGATACACCAAGATTTGCAAATCAAAACAAAGGTGTATGGGTACTTCGGGTAGCTGATAACCAGCCATATTTTAGCAACGGTAACAGGTGGGTACTTAATACTGGAGGTATTTCTGCACAAACAATAAAAGATAGTTTAGATGCATTCTTCTTAAGAATAGTTACTTCTTACAATAATAAAAAAGGTGCTGTTAAAGGCATAGATTCTATTTATTTTGATGGCGGTGGTACGATAATGTATTACCGTTATAATGGAACAATTTTTTCGCAGGCAATATCAGGAAGTGGCATAACAGATAGCGCATATATTTTAGCCCAAATTTCCGACAGCCTAAACGCTAATCGTAAAAGATTACTGGGTTTTCTGGTTAACAATTCCACTATTACCAGTATCAGCAATTATACCAATACTGGTTTAACTTCTCCAGTAGCTAGTGGAGGGAAGGTCAATTTAGTAGCATCTGCGAATAACTTTACAGCTCACCTGGCATACAACTATTATTCTCTTTTAGAAAGGTGGTACCAAAAAATTCCTTTTAAAATTATAGCTACGGCCACTAATGGTGGTATTGGTATAGGCATGCAATCTGCCAATAATATTTCGCTTGATAAATCAAATGTGTATGGTTATATAAAAAAGACAGCCAGTAGTACTAAAATGTACATCGTAAGCGGTTACACCGGCTACGGTATTTTTCCAATTGACAGTTTAACCATTCCTGATGCGTCCTTTCAAAACAGTGATAGCGGCGCCATAGAATTTGAGAGAGTTGTTGATACAATGTATTTGAAGTTTAAAAACTTTACTCAAAATACCAACTATGCTTTAAAGGCGCCGTTAACCGATGTTACAGCGCCAAACACTGGCCAGTACGCCATTTTTAATATTGGTGGCACCTATGATGTGTATGGCCACACCATTTCCAGCAATGAAGTAGTAGGCGCTCAGTTAGGGTTAATAGGCGATAGTAAACTATCAGCATTTGGTACCGGCATCAGCAATGGCAGGTACAGGTATGGCGAGCTGTTAGGTAGTAATTTCCCTTATGTAGTAATCAGCGGCGGCCCTGCTGATAAAACTACCGAAGTATTATTGCGTATCCCTGAATTAATTGCTTTGGGTTTTAAACAAACCATACTCAGTCCTGGCTGCAACGATATTCGTGGCGGTATGTTAGAGGCAGAATATGAATACAATTACGATAGCATCACCCGGGCATTATCAACCGCAGGCACACAGGTTTTTCATGAGTATTATTACGAGGGTGCCGAAAGCTTTCAACCCACACAGGTAGCATGGCTTAAAGCCACTTACCCCAATAATTATATCAATACTTATGATGAGTTGAAAAATACTGCAGGTAGCATTGTAAACTCTCACCCCAGTGATCTAGGACATCAGATAATAGCAAAAACCACCATCCAATCTTATAAATTGAATAATGCAGTAAATGCACCGGTAGTTACTTATCAGTTTCCACAAAAAATACATGCCGATACTAAGGTAGATCTTGGAACAAACAATTTGCTTTGGTACAAAATTGCAACTAAAACAACCGAAGACACTACTAAAACATCACAGTTTTGGGTAGGCGATTCCATTAACAGAAACATTTTTAAATGGACTTTTGGAGGCTTATTTAATACCAGCTTTAACGGGCAGGCAAATGCTGCTTTGGTAATAAGTAAAACCAAAAGAAACAATAATGAAAATGTAGATCTTCTTTCGATGGTAACTGCTGATGCACCAACAAAAAATGGCTGGCATTTTCAAAATCTAACAGGCGTGGCTGGTTATGTAATTCCAAGAATGATTACCTACGGATTAGCAGATCCCGGCTATGTTCATTTAGCTTTTTGCAAGTACAGCGGAATGAACTGGCAGGTGGCTAATTACGACAGTGCCGATCTTGCAGGTAAAATTGCCACTTATCAACCTATAAACTCTGCTTATTCTGCTTACACCTTTTATAATGCTCAAACTGCATTGTTAGATATATTAGGCAGCGGCCGTGGTACCATAACTGGTAACGATTGGCGTTATGCAGCGGATTATTCTGCAAACTACACCGATAGAAGTTTGGTTGATAAAGGCTATGTTGATAGGCCAGCCATTACTTATGCAAGTGGTGTGTCTGATTATACACCATCGGCTTCTGATAAAACTATTATAACCAATGGGCGGCCAATAACCCTGCCCACATCAGTAGGCATAGAGGGAAAAAAATACATTATAAAAAATGCCGGGGTTACAAATATTACTATCGATGCGTTTGGTACGCAAAAAATAGATGATGATAGTCTTTTAATTACGTTGCAACCTAAAAAAGCAGTTACCCTGCAAAGTGATTTTATCGGCTGGAGAGTAATATCAGATGCTATAAATGTAACTACAACCGGCGGCGGTGGATCCGGCTACACTGCCGCACAAATAGACAGCATTGCCCGTTTAGCAATTGCTGATAGCACTCATCCTTTACAAATTACCCAAAGCATTGGCGCCAACAGAATATTTTTTAAAGCCAACGACAGCTTAATGAAATTCCATTCTATTGAAGCCGACAGCAATATTACCATTGTAGCCAGGATAGATGCTAATGGCGATACAGTTTGGAAAATAAAAGCCAAACCATCAATTGACAGTTTGAGAATGATCAGTGATAGTGTAATGAGGGTGTATAACAATGCTGGTTACACTTACGATTTAAGTATACCAGGCAAAGCCAATACCGCCGGCAGTAGTGGTACACAAACTATTGTTGATACTGCAAAATCTCTACATGCTACAGGCGGTTTATTTGCAACCAACGATGGCGACATTGTTTTAGAAGGTAACGGAGCTGAAATAAATATTGGAGCCTTTCCCAATATCCCAGTCAGATTACGAAGTAACAATGCCGTTAAGTTAGAAGTAAAAGCAACCACCGGTAACATTGTAGTAGGCAGCAGCATGACAGATGTTACCAATGGTGCTCTGGTAATTAACAGCACTACCAAAGCATTGGTATTACCCCGAATGACGAAAACGCAGCGTGATGCCATTGGTAGTCCTATAGCAGGTATGATGGTTTATCAAACTGATAATACACCTGGCTTGCGTGTTTACAACGGTACTAACTGGATGCGTTATACAGAGACAGCAGATTAATTAATTATAAAATTTTAACTCATGAAAAAAACATTTTTATCACTAACCGTTTTACTTTTTTCTTTAGCAGCAGCAGCCCAGGTAGATGCCGCTATTGATGAAAAGATTGAAAGAAAAATTGCATCCGCATTTACTGCTTACGATACTATTTTGGTAAGAAAAATTAATAAAGCTGGCAGCTTTTATATCGACACATTAAATGTTTCCGATGATATCGTTAACTACATCATCAGCATCAAAGTGGTGGATGCAGCAGGCAAGGCCAGTGCAAGAAAACTGATTGAAGTAAAAAAAATAAATGGCGTAATTACTGCACGGGATGCTAATCAGCTGACCCTATCCGGCATTGCCGGCATTACATGGGCACTGGTAAAAAAAGACAATGTTATTTACGTTGCCATCACCAGTACCAAAACAACTTCGGTCAGTTATAAATATTACAAGATCAAAGAAAATAATTTTTAAAACTCAAATCATTACAATGAAAAAATTACTATTCGCAGCATTCTTATTAGTAAGTACTCAGGCATTTAGCCAAATGAAAAAAAAGCCATCGCCACATAGCAAGGCCGATAGCATTGCTTACCAAAAAAGATTGCTGTTTAAAAAGCGATCGGATTCTGCATACCGTGCAGATGCTGCAAAAATTCCTTACAAAACAAAGCATTAAAATGAAAAAAATAATCACACTACTTTTTTTATTAGCCAGCATTACCATTAATGCGGCCACTTATTACATCAGTACATCAGGCAACGATGCTACCGGCGATGGCAGCGTTGGTAACCCATGGCGTACACTGCGTAAAGCCACCGAAACAGTTACAACACCCGGCGACATTATACATGTAAACGCAGGCACTTATTTAGAAACGCAGCAAAGCGATTTAAGAGTAGGTGTAAGTATTGAAGGCGATGGCGCAACATCAGTAATTCAATGCACCATTACCACCTATGCCGCAGCAATTGTTTATGCTACCAGTGCCGAGGGTACTAATGGTAACCAGCATATCAGCAATGTAAAGTTTGATGGCAGAAGCACTGCCACCAGCTGGGCAGTGCAAATACAAGGCCGCAGTAATTTTAGTATCTACAATTGTACTATTGTTGATTTTCAAGATAGAGGTATAATTTGGGGTGGCAGAAATGATAATGGCAACGGCCCTCCAACTATTTATGCCACGGGTAATAGCTTTCACGATAATATTGTAACCAATTCTGCCACCTGTAATGGTGTATATGGTACCGGTTGCCTGGGTATTGGCGGGCAGGATGGTATGCTGGTGTACAACAACACCATTACCAGTATTGGCCGTGCAGCCAATACCAATGGCTGGCCAATTAAATATTGGAACGAAGGCCATTTAAAAGGCGTTAAAATTTACAATAATAATTTAACCAGCCAGCTGCTTACATTAGGCAGTAATGGAGAGCTGGGCTTTTGGGATTTTAGTATTGAATTGTTTTACGAGCAGGGATTAGAAATTTATGGCAACACCTGCAACGGAAGCATTGATGTAAATTTCAACAGCAAAGGCATCTATCCTTACACCTATTATATTCATCACAATACCATTGGCCCGTCTTCTTTTCCCAGCAGCAGGCAAAGCGGTATAATTGCTGAATTTGATACAGAGACCGGCCGTATTGAATACAACACCATTCGCAATTGCGTAGATGGCATTGTATTTTCTTTAAGGCCAAACTCACAGGTTACCAATACACGAATTGCCAATAATTTAATTTACGGCATTGGCAGTACCGGCGGCGGTTACGGATTAGGTATTGGCAATTTTACCGATGGAAGTGTAACATGGAATTTGGTAAACGTTGATGTGCTTAATAATACAGTAGTAGCTCACCCTACAGATGCGTATGCTCCTTTTGAGGGCGTAGGCTTTAAAGATTTTGATGGTGCCAGCACTGTAAAAATAAAAAACAATATTATAGTTGGCTTTCAGGATGGCACATTAAATATGATACCGGCATCATTAGTTAGTGGTTCAGAATTTCAGTATAATGATTTGTACGATAATAATTACAACACACTATTCACCACATTTGGTGGCACTGTAAATCCACCGGGCGGTAATACAATTAGTAATAATTTAAACAATGTAAATCCATTGTTTGTAGGCGGCAATGCTTACTTATTAGATTCTGTAACACCATCCTCTTTACGTAATGCCGGCAGCGATGGTACCAATATGGGCCACACCGGTGGCAGTGGTAATATATCGCCAACTGCAGCAGCCGGCACCGATCAAACTATTACACTACCTACCGCATCAGTTAGTTTAACCGGCAGCGGTACCGATGCCGATGGTACTATTGCCTCTTATGCCTGGGCGCAGGTAAGCGGCCCATCACTGGCTACATTAGGCACGCCATCCAGCCAAAATACCAGCGCATCAGTATTGGTGCAAGGCACTTATATTTTTCGCTTAACAGTAACCGATAATAATGGCGCCACCGGCACCGATGAGGTACAGGTAGTTGTTAATGCGGCACCAGGCGGCGGTGGTGGAAGCAATCCGGATATTTTAATTATCCGTGGGTTGAATAAAATTATTTTTTAAAGCATAAAACTGAAAGGTAATGGACCAACACAACGGAAATCCTTTTGCTGCAATGTGTAGTATGATAGTGTCTTTTTTTATGAGTTTTTATGCATTTATACTGGCAGATGCACAGAGCGCCGCAGCATTAATAGCATCT